AGCTAAGAACATAAAAAAAAATCTAAATGAGCTTAACTAATAATTCTTCAAGTATAATGGATACATTCTTATCTAAAGTAAAAGAACAATCTTTTATTATTATACTAATGCTTGGAGGATTATATTATCAGAACAAACTATTTGAAGAGCAAATAGAAATAATGCGTAATAGAGAAGCATACTTAATTCAGCAAAGAGATAAGTATGTAGAAGACATAATAAACAATAAAAATAAATGAGTTATAGTTTTTTAAATACAGAAAAATCTCCTAAGTTACTTGTAGAAGCAGTTAAACTTATGGGAACAAAAGAGGTTGTAGGAAAAGTTCATAATCCAATTATTATGGCTTGGGCTAAAGACCTTGACTTACAAAAGATTTATACAGCAGATGAGATTCCTTGGTGCGGATTATTTATTGCATATGCTTGTCATAAAGCAGGTATAGATGTAGTAGATAAACCTTTGTGGGCTTTATCATGGGCTAAATGGGGAACGGAAGTTAAAGAGCCTATGCTAGGTGATATACTAACTTTTAAAAGAGATGGTGGTGGACACGTTGGAATCTATGTAGGTGAAGATAAAGATTGTTACCATGTACTTGGGGGAAACCAGGGAAATGCAGTATCAGTAACAAGAATAATTAAATCAAGATTATATCAAGCTAGAAGAACAGCATGGAAAGTTGCACAACCAGCAAATGTCCGTAAAGTATATTTAGATGCTAAAGGTATTGTCAGTAAAAATGAAGCATAATGAAAATAAGAAACTCTTGGAAATCACGGAATAAGCAATGGGATAAGTTTGCCATTAGATGTAGATTAGGAGCTATAGATTTATTTACTTTAGAAGCAGATATATCTAGAGATTTTTACATGATAACAATATTAAATTTTACACTTAAAAACAGATAACAATGAAAAATTTTAAAGGACTTCACACATATGCTGTAGGAGGAATAAATACAGAAGACTTTGCACCAGGTAACAAAGCACTTACTAATATGATAAATTCTAATCCATCTAGAGTACCTGAAGCTATGCCAAATTTTGGTGGTGATAAAAAACCTAAACAAAGTAAAGCAGCTAGAAGAAACACTCCAAATAAAAACTTTAAAGATAAATGTTTTAAAAGAAACTAATATTGTAAAGTATTACATTAACCCAGGTATTCTAAGTATCTGGGTTTTTTGCATTTAAATGTTTGAAGTTTAAACTTATTTAGTTACATTTGTTTAAACTTTAAAAGTATAACAATGGAAAACCAACAAGAAACTGAATTAACTGTAGAAGAGTTAATGCAAAAAAAAGAAGAGATGTTACAGTTTTATACTGAATCTCTACCTTATTTAGAAGCACAAGCTAAGTATGAGAAACTACTTGCTGAGATTGATGAGTCTAGATTTAAAAGAACTAGTATTCAAATGCAGTATGCTATGATGGCTCAACAAGATCAAGAGCATCAAGAAACTGGAGAAAGATACAAGATGGAGGAAGAAGAAGTTTCTACAGAAAGAAAATTAAAAAAATCATAACACACAATGGCATTAGTTAATCAAGTACAGAAACGTGCTGTAATGACTAAGTGGGATGTAATTAAATTTCAGATAGTCACTCATTGCTATATAAACAATATAACAGTGAGTGATTCTGATCTTAATTGTTTGACTTTACTTAGTACTACAGGACCAATTGAATTAACTCATTTTTGTTATGATGCTTCTTCAGAAGAAGACCAGATATTTAAATCTGCACAGACTGTAAGAAATGCAGTAAATAAAGCTGAAAAAAATAACTTAGTTGTAAAAGATACAGACAACAAAAAAGTTATTATGATAAACCCAGATTTAAAGATTCAAGTAGATGGTGATATATTATTAGATTATAAGTTTTTAGGTAGATGATTCCCAAGAAACCCAAACTATTATATAAACAACTAGCTGAAGAGACTAACTTAAATGAGACTTTAATAGACAACCTTATAACTTTTTATTACAAAGAAGTAAGAAGTGAGATGTCAGCATTAAATCACACTAAGATTTATATTGATGGATTAGGACAATTTATTGTTAAATCAAGAACAGTAGATAACTTAATACTAAAATATGAAAGAATAATTGCAAAAGCAGATAACTATTCATTCTCTAGTTATCATAATAAAATAAGATTAACTACAAGATTAGAAGAACTTAATGCAGTTAAACTTAAATTACAAGAGGATAAAAGTAAAAAACAAAACTTTTTAATTGAAAAAAATGGAAGGAAAACTAACAGCAATCTGGAAGAATAGAAAGCAAATTCTTGAAGGAGTTAAGAATAGTATTATCCGGGATAAGTTTGTAGAAGAAATTGCAGAACAAAGAATGGTAATATGTCATGCATGTCCTAAAAAAGATATAGAAGGTACATCATGTGTAATGCCAGGTACTCAACCTTGTTGTTCATTATGTGGATGTTCACTTAGTTTTAAAGTAAGAGCTTTATCTTCAGATTGTCCGGCACATAAATGGAAAGCAGTTATTACAGAAAAAGATGAAGACAAATTAAATAACCTTATAGACTAAAATGAGTATAGTATTTAAAGCATCAGATCATAGTTATACAAGTATAGATGATTCTGAAGATATATCTTGGGTAAGTGTTACTAGTTTAGTATCACATTTTAAAGAACCCTTTGATTCAGCAGGTGTGGCTAAAAAATGTGCAAAGAATTCAAAGTCTAAATGGTTTGGATTAACACCTGAAGTAATACAGGATTTATGGAAATCTGAGTCTGAACGGGCTATGAATCTTGGTACTTTTTACCACAACCAAAGGGAAACTGATTTATGTAATCTTGCATCTATAGAAAAAGAAGGAATACCTCTTCCAGTATATGTGCCTCAAGAAGTTGAAGGTATTAAACATGCACCTGATCAAAAGTTAACTGATGGTATATATCCAGAACATATGGTGTATTTAAAATCAGCTAATATATGTGGTCAATCAGATTTAGTTGAAGTAGTAAATAATAGAGTACACATAATAGATTATAAAACTAATAAAGAAATTAAGTCAGAAGGATTTAAAAATTGGGAAGGTATTACTAAGAAAATGTTATTCCCTGTTAATCATTTAGATGATTGCAACTTCTCACACTATGCTTTACAGTTAAGTATTTATATGTATATTATATTAAAGCATAATCCTAAACTATCTGTGGGTACAATGTATCTACATCATATAGTATTTGAATCATCTGATATTGATCAATGGGGTTATCCAGTTACTAAGTATAATGACATTGGAGATCCAATTGTATTAGAAGTTATTCCAATTGAAGTACCATATTTAAAAGATGAAGTAATTAGTATTGTTAACTGGTTACATGATAATAAACACAAACTTAAAAAGAAATAATTATGAAGTTATATCAAGTAAGGCACTATGACAAGAATTATCCAGGAAGAACAATCATATTAGGTTATTCAGGCTTAGTATTATTTAGATATAAAGGTAAGATACTTGTAAAGATTAAACCAAATAAAAAACTAACCAGAAACTATTCAGAAAGTGAACAAGAATATTTAAAAGGTTATGTTGTAATTAATAATGAAAATTTATTTTTTAATCCATATATAGCAACTGGATTTATTGATGGTTTTAAAAAACTATTTAATATAAAGTCTAAACCAAAACCTGTAAATCCTTTTGTATGATAGTAGATTGTAAAATTATAATGACAAATTTAAAAGTAAGAGAATTAACTGGACAAGATTCAATTATACTTATGCCTTTTTCTTTTGATATAAGTATGGTTACTGCATATAGACAATCAGTTGATGATGATAGTATTCCTGAAGAATATAGTGTAATCTATACAGAATACGGAGATACTTACTGTATTGACATATCATATGGTGAATTTAATTATATCTACAAAAAATATATAGATGATAATAAAACTATTTGACATACAAAATAATGTTATTGTTCCTACAGAACATTGTTATACATTGAAATCTCTTAAAGATATAATGGATGAGTATCCGGAAGATCATCTTAAGATATATCAATACTTGTTCTACATGACATGTCCTAATCCGGATTTAAATCCATTCTTCTATACACCGGAGAATGATAAAGAGGATTTAATATTAAAAGAAATACAAGCAGCTTTTTCTCCAGAAGATAAAAGTATATGGACAGCACTACAGTTTTGTAGAAGAATGTATGAGACACCTACATCAAGAGCATATGCAGGTATTGCAGCTATGTTAGATAGATTAGGTATTTATATGAAGATAACACCTATCACAGATGGTAGAGATGGTAATATAACTGCTCTTGTATCAGCTGCTAAAAACTATGAAGGTATTAGAACATCATTTAAAGGTGCATATAAAGATCTTCAAGATGAACAAAAAAGTACAGTACGCGGAGGCCAGGGGCTTGCGTACGATTCTTAACTTACTATTAATCAGATACTTATGGATAATATATACACAGATATACCAACCTGGGATAATGGTACTTGGACTACTACATCATTTGAATCAAGAGATGCTTGGAGAGACTATGTATTAACTCTATTTAAGGAACCGGGTCAATATGAATTTGATGAAGTTACTAATGAAATATTTATTATTGAATCAGCTAAGTTTAGAAAAGATAAAGTATATTGTGTAGCTCCTTTTAAATCTAAAGATTTTATAAACTATTGGGAAGACCAAAAGACTAAGTGTAGATTAGGAGTATTAATTAAGTCTAAAGATAAAACTTGGTATTTATCAAGAGACTACTACATGTGGTTAAACTTCTTACCTATCTTTGATAAAGAACAACAAAAGTTTGACTTTGCTCAAATAAGAGATGCTCAATATCATATGGCTTTATATGAGATACTAGCAGAGTTATTCTATAAGCATGTTGCTATTTTAAAGAAAAGACAGATAGCTTCCTCATATTTTCATGCGGGTAAACTTATAAATCAATTATGGTTTGAAGCCGGGGTTACTCTAAAGATGGGTGCTTCACTTAAAGATTACATTAATGAGAAAGGTACTTGGAAGTTTTTATCAGAATATGCTGCATTCTTAAATGAACATACTGCATGGTATAGACCTATGTCTCCAGACAAAGTAATGATGTGGCAACAAAAGATTGAGATTAGAAAAGGAGATAGAAAAGCTGAAGTAGGTTTAAAAGGTACTATACAAGGTATGTCTTTTGAAAAAGATCCTACTAATGGTGTAGGGGGACCAGTTAAGTTTTTCTTCCATGAGGAAGCAGGGATTGCTCCTAAAATGAATACAACCTTTGGATATATTAAACCTGCACTAAAATCAGGTATGATTACTACAGGATTATTTATTGCTGCAGGATCTGTGGGTGACTTAGATCAATGTGAGCCTCTTAAGAAAATGATATTAGATCCTGAAGCAAATGAGATATATGCTGTAGAAACAAATCTAATAGATGATGAAGGTACTATAGGTATGTCAGGATTGTTTATACCAGAACAATGGTCAATGCCTCCCTATATAGATGATTATGGTAATAGTTTAGTAGAAGAATCTCTTGTAGCATTAGATGAGTATTTTGAGAAGATAAAGAAAACAATGGATCCTGAAGATTATCAGTTAGAGATATCTCAGCACCCAAGAAATATAGCAGAAGCATTTAGACATAGAAAAGTATCTAAGTTTCCGTCTCACTTAGTAACTGCACAGATAAGAAGAATAGAAGATAAAGAATACGGATATGAGTATCTAGATATCTTTAGAGATGAAACTGGTAAAGTAAAAACAAAGGATAGTAATAAACTGCCTATTAGAGAATTTCCAATGACTAAGAAGACTGAAGATAAAACAGGAGTCTTAGTAGTATGGGAAAGACCACAAGGTACTCCTGGGTTTGGACAGTATTATGCATCAATTGACCCCGTGGCAGAAGGAAAGACAACTACCTCAGACTCACTATGTTCCATATATGTAATGAAAGCTCCTGTAGAAGTAACTAAGGTTACTGGTGTTGATACTGAAACATATATAGAAGAAGATAAAATAGTAGCAGCATGGTGTGGTAGATTTGATGATATCAAGCAAACACATGAAAGATTAGAAATGATTATTGAATGGTATAATGCTTGGACAGTAGTAGAGAATAACATCTCTCACTTTATTAATTACATGATATCAAAAAAGAAGCAAAGATACCTAGTACAGAAAGATCAAATAATGTTCCTTAAAGATCTTGGTGCTAATAAAAGTGTATTCCAAGATTATGGTTGGAGAAATACTGGAGTACTATTTAAGCATCATTTACTAAGTTATGTAATAGAATATACTAAAGAAGAATTAGATATTGTAACAAAAGAAGATGGTACTATAGTTAAAACTAAATATGGTATTGAAAGAATTCCAGATATCATGTTACTCAAAGAAATGCATGCATATGTAGACGGACTCAACGTGGATAGGTTAGTAGCCTTCTCTGCACTAGTTGCTTTTATGAGAATACAACAAGCAAATAGAGGATACACTAAGAAAGTAATCATGGATGATGCAGGTAAAAATTTGGAAAAGTCAAAAAATTTGTATAAATTAACTAGTAATCCTTTCCGTAATTTAGGGAAAGGAATGCGTGTTAATGGAGAGTTATTCAGGAAAAGCGCATTTAAAAATTTTAAATAAAAGATATGCAGGTTATCAACGCGTTGCAAGCTAAGGCTGGTGCAAAAGTAAAACAAAATAGACTGGGTAGTGTTACTCAACCATTACAGTTTATCCCTAAGTCAGAAAAGGATGATCATTGGGCTGCATGGAATTTAGATTGGTTAGAGTGGCAAGGACTCAAACAGATCCGTAGAAATGCCCGGAGACTAATGAAAAACTATAAACTTGCTAAAGGTATTATAGATAAGACAGATTATATCATAGAAGATGATAATGAATATAGAGATATTATAGATACACTTACTAAGGAAGATGCAACAGCATTAGAACTTAAGTTTTATCCTATTATACCTAATGTAATTAATGTTCTTGTAGCAGAGTTTGCTAAGAGATCCACTAAACTTACATATAGAGCTGTTGATGAGTTCTCATATAATGAGATGATTGAACAAAAAAGATCTATGGTAGAAGAGACTTTGATGTCTGAAGCACAAGTTAAAATTAAAAGTGCATTAATGGAACAGGGTTTAGATCCTGAATCAGAAGAAGCACAACAAGAATTAAGTCCAGAAAAATTAAAGTCATTACCAGAAATTGAAGGTTTCTTTAAGAAAGACTATAGATCAATGGTAGAAGAATGGGCTACACATCAACATAAAGTGGATGTTGGCAGATTCAGAATAGAAGAACTAGAGGAAAGAGCATTTAGAGATATGCTTATTACAGATAGAGAGTTCTGGCATATGCGCATGATGGAGGATGACTATGAAGTTGAATTATGGAATCCAGTATTATGTTTCTATCACAAATCCCCGGATGCAAGATATATATCACAATCTAACTTTGTAGGTAAAACTGATATGATGACTGTAGCAGATGTTATAGATAGATATGGATATCTTATGACTATGGAGCAAATGGAGTCCTTAGAAGCTATCTATCCTATAAGATCAGCAGGTTATAACATTGGTGGATACCAGAATGATGGTACTTTCTATGATGGTACTAAGAGTCATGAGTGGAATACTAACATGCCTTCACTAGGAATGCGTCAATTAACTACTGCTATGGCTAACTCAGCACATAATGGTGGAGATGTTATCAACTATATTTTATCAGAAGGAGAAGACTACTATGAACAAGGTACAGCATACTTATTAAGAGTATCTACTGCATATTGGAAATCTCAACGTAAAGTAGGACATCTTACTAAAGTAGCAGATAACGGACAAGTTACTGTAGAGATAGTATCAGAAGAATATAAAGTTATAGATAAACCTATATATGATACTAGGTTATTTAAGAATAAAACTAAAGACAATGTAATTCATGGTGATCATATTGATTGGATATGGATTAATGAAGTATGGGGTGGTGTAAAAATTGGTCCTAATATCCCATCTTTCTGGGGTATGAACAACCCTGGAGGATTTACTCCTATATATGTAGGTATAGATAAACAAATGATTGCACCACTTAAGTTTCAATTTAAAGGTGATAGCAGTATCTATGGATGTAAATTACCAGTAGAAGGTGCTGTATTCTCAGATAGAAATACTAAGTCAACTGCATTACTAGATTTAATGAAACCATATCAAATTGGTTATAACATTGTAAACAATCAGATAGCAGATATATTAGTAGATGAACTAGGTACAGTTATCTTATTGGATCAGAATGCATTACCAAGACACTCAATGGGTGAAGATTGGGGTAAGAATAATCTTGCTAAAGCTTATGTAGCAATGAAGAATTTTCAGATGCTTCCATTAGATACATCTATAACTAATACAGAGAATGCATTAAACTTCCAACATTTCCAAAAATTAGATTTAGAACAGACTAGTAGACTTATGTCTAGGATACAATTAGCTAATTACTTTAAGCAACAAGCTTATGAAGTAATTGGTGTTAATCCTCAACGTATGGGACAACAGTTATCTCAAACTACAGCAACTGGAGTTGAGCAAGCAGTATCTGCATCATATGCACAAACGGAAGTATACTTTATACAACACTGTGATTATTTAATGCCAAGAGTACATCAGATGCGTACAGACTTAGCACAGTATTATCATTCTACTAAACCATCTCAAAGACTTACTTATATGACAAGTGCAGATGAGAAAGTAAATTTTGAAGTACATGGTACTGACTTAATGCTTAGAGACTTAAATATATTTTGTACTACTACTGCTAATCATAGAGCAATACTAGAACAGTTAAAATCTATGGCTTTGCAAAATAACACTACAGGAGCTTCTATATATGACTTAGGTAAAGTAGTACAATCAGAATCTATTGCAGAACTTAATCATGTACTTAAAGCTTCAGAAGAGAAGACTAATCAAATTAAACAACAAGAACAACAACAACAACAACAAATGCAACAAGAAATGCTTGCATCTCAAGAGAAACAAAAACAAATGGATATCCAAGCTAGAGCAGAAGAACAAGGTAAACAACTTGAAAATAATGTGGTTGTTGCTGAAATTAGAGCTTCTGGATATGGTGCATCTGCTGATGTTAATGAAAATCAAATGTCTGACTATCAAGATGCTATGAAAGACTTACGTCAAACTGAACAGTATCAAGATCAAGTACAACTAGATAGACAAAAAGAAAGTAATAAAACTTTTAATCAGAATTCCAAGAATGAGATTGAAAGAGAAAAAATTCAGGCACAAAGAGAGATAGCAGATAAGCAATTACAAGTAGCACAAACAAATAAAAATAGATTTGACAAGGGTGGTAGTAAAGATAAAAAATCTTAGTTAGCTATATAGTGCCAAAAATAATTTTTAAAATAATGAATATTTTAAATTTTAGAAGTTTATTTGTATAGAATTATGTATATTAAATTAATAACCAATAATAATAACCAACAATATGAGTGAAGATAATAATGCACAGAATCTTACAACGGTAAGTGAAGTAGATGTAGACTTAGATGCAATGTTTGGAATGCCAGGTGCAGAAAATGTAATGTTACCAGATGATGGTAAAGAACCTGAAAAACCAAAAACAATGTTTACTAAAGAGATAGTAGACACCACGTTCCTTGACACACCTGGTAAAGAAGCCCCAAAGGTAACGGCACAGGAAAAAGTAGAAATTAATGAGACTATAGATGAACTTAATGGTTTAATCTCTCAAGAAGAAGATGCTGGTAATAAAGGTAGACCAAAGGTTGATAAATCTGGACTATATGAATTAGCACAAAAAATGATTGAGGAGGGTAGTTTAGTAGGATTTGATGATGATAAAGATCTAGAAGATTATACTACTAAAGATTTTAGAGAGTTGTTTGAAGCTAATTTTCAAGAAAGAGAAAATAAAGTTAGAGAGAATACTCCAAAAGAATTCTTTAATGCATTACCAGAAGAGTTACAAGTAGCAGCTAAATATGTTGCAGATGGTGGACAAGACCTTAAAGGGTTATTTAGATCACTTGCACATGTTGAAGAAATATTTGAATTAGATGCAACAAATGAAGATCACCAAGCAGAAATAGCAAGACAGTATCTTTATGCAACTAACTTTGGTGATTCAGATGAAATAGAAGCTGAAATTGAAGATTGGGCAGATATGAATAAGCTTGAACAAAAAGCTAAACAGTTTAAGCCTAAGTTGGATAGAATGCAAGAAGAGATTATTGCTAGACAACTTGCAGATCAAGAAAATAAAAAACAACAACAAGCTCATCAAGCAAAACAATACATGGATAATGTATATGATGTATTATCAGTAGGAGAATTAGGTGGTGTAAAACTTGATAAAAAATTACAAAGCATGTTATATACTGGATTAGTACAACCTAACTATCCTTCTATATCAGGAAGACCTACTAATATGTTAGGACACCTTTTAGAAAAGTATCAGTTTGTTGAACCAAGACATGATTTAATTGCTGAGGCATTATGGTTACTTGCAGATCCAGTTGGATATAAAGCAAAGTTACAAGAACAAGGCGGTAAAGCAGCTACAGAAAAAACTGTAAGAATGCTTAAGACAGAAGAAGCAAGAAAAATATCTTCAACTTCAAATGAAGAAGAAGAAAACAAGACTAGAAAAACAGGACAAAGAACCATACCTAGACAACAAGGTGGTAGTATGTTCAGAAGATTTTAATATAATAATAAACAAATAAACAATAAAAATGGCAACTCCAGTTTTAAACAATGGTATATTCCTGCGTGATACAGCTTATGCAGCTTCATCACACGTGGATTCATACCACCTTGTGAACATGCTGAAAGATGCTGAGCCGATGGACCTTGGCCCAGTAGACTTATGGGCAATGGCACAGAAAGTAGAAATGCCTCTTTATCAGCTATCTAGCTTTGGAGGTAAAAACGTTATCAATGTAGATAATGCACGTGGTGAGTACAAATGGCAAACTCCAGTATCAATTGATCTTCCTTACATTATTGAAGACATTGAACCAGAGAATGACTTTAAAGGTGTTGAAGGTACTACTTTCAAGATCAAACTTAACAAACGTGAGTTTGGACATGGTGATATCATCACTTATGACAAATATAATGGTGTTGAGATGTACATCACTGCTGATGATATTCTTCCTATTGGAGATGGTTTCATCTATACAGTGCAATTAGTTAACAATGATAACTATAAGTATATTGATAACAAGTATTTGGCTAATGGTACTAAAGTATTCCGTAAAGGTTCTGCACGTGGTGAATATGGTGAAAGATTCTCTGACATCATTACTAACACAGGTTTCCGTGAATTCTACAACTTTGTAGGAGGTGCTGAAGCTCACGTACATTATTCTATCTCATCACGTGCTGACTTGATGATCAAAGGTGGAATGAATGCAGATGGAACAGTTCCTGTAACTGAAATCTGGAGAACATTTGATAAGAACATTGATCCAGCTATTTCTTCTTTAGAGGACATGGTTAAAACTATGGGTAAAGACACAGTTAAAAAAGCATTTGACAATGGTGATTTGTCACGTACTTTCTTGACTAACATGGAAGCAGCTCACTTAACTAAAATTGCTACGGATATTGAGACTTACCTTATGTGGGGTCATGGTGGACGTGTACGTCAAGATGGACCAGATGATGTTAGATTGTCTGTAGGTCTTTGGAAGCAATTGGATAACTCTTACAAAAGAGTATACAATAAGAATAACTTTACATTGGATTTATTCCGTGGAGAGATTTATAACTTCTTTAATGGTAAAGTTGAATTCCAAGGTCCAGATCCTAAACGTTCTCTAGTAGTTCAAACAGGTATGGGTGGAATGAGAATGGTAAATGAAGCTATTAAACGTGAGGCAATGTCTTCAGGTTTATTAATTCAAGCTGCTGATATTGGTGCAATCACTGGTAAAGGAATGGACTTGAATTTTGGATTTGCTTACACTTCTTATGTTATTCCTTTCTTGGCTAATGTTAAGTTTGTATTGAATCCAGCATTTGATAACATTCACACAAATGATATTGAAAACCCAATCATTGATGGTTTCCCATTATCATCTTATTCATTCATTATCTTTGATATCACTGATAATACAAATGATAATATCTATATGTTGAAATTATCTTGGGATAACCAATTGAAGTGGTGGTATCAAAATGGTACTATGGACTACATGGGACGTACTCAAGGATTCCAATCATCTGGACAATTCAACGGATACCGTGTAATGATGTCTCAAACAATGCCTGCTATTTGGGTTAAAGATCCAACTAAAGTATTGAAAATTGTTATGAGAAATCCAGTTACAGGTGGATCATTCTAATATGTCAAACTAAGTGAGGGGGGTAGCAATACCCTTCTCATTTTTTTATTTTTTAAAAACCAATAATTAAAACCAACAAAATGAGTTACACACACATTGAAATGACAAAAACAAATAAGTCAAGTGCAATTAGCATTAAACCTTATTTTGATAATTCAGCATCTAACATGGGACTAGAATCATATGGTCTATGTTTATTTGACGGAGTTAAACACCATGAACAACTAGGATGTACTGAAAGAAACGGAGTAGTACAATACCTAACAGGATTAAATGAATTTGCACCTGAGATTAAATTGTTAAAAGATCCAGAAGTAAAGGCAGCAAAGATTAAAGAAATTAGAGTAGCAGTTGCTGAGTTAGAAACAGAATTAGCAGCTAATGTTTTAGATATTGAAGACCCATTGTTTTGGAATAATGTAGTTTTACTTAAACCGGATAATGCAGAATTTTGGAATAAGATACATATATCATGTGGTAATGATCCAGTATTCTTAGACCCTACTGATCCATTTGACAGAATTAAACTTTATGCAATTGAAAATGGAGGCTTCTCTATAGTTGCTAGAAGTTATGATGATGCAAGATCAAAAGCTGTACCACCTAAATTTTATTTAGATAAAGTTGAGGAAACAGTTACTATTAAAACTGAATACAAAAAACTTAGAAATAAGGCACTTGCCGAATTACAAAAATTGTATGACAAGAATAGTGTTAAACTATTTTATATTGCAAAAGCAGTGGATACAACAAGTGTACAATATAAAAAAACAACACCTAATGATGTTATCTATGACAACATGGATAGACATATTAATGGTGAAGGTACTGAAGGAAATAAGGAAAGAGCTGCAAAAGGTTTCTTAGAAGCTGCACAATTGGATATGGAAACATTAAAAATTAAAGCAATTGTAAAAGATTCCGTATTTTTTAAGTATATTATTAATAAGGCAGATGGACATATTTATCATGCTGCAACAAGTACGTTGTTAGGTAGAAATGTTTCTGATGTTATTGAGTTTCTCAAGAACCCAATGAATGAGGATATATTAAAAGATATGAATCAGAAAATTGAGAAGCTGTGGAATATGTAACTATATATAAAATAAAATAAAATGGCAACACCAAGTATTAAACGCAAAACTGTAGTAACTGATCCTGAAGGAAATAAGATAACTACTAAAACTAGAAAAACTAATTTATTTGGACAAAAAGGTTCATCTAAAACAATTATAAAATATACTGATCCTGTATCTTCTGGTAAAAAAAGAGATGTTAAGTATACAGATGCACCAGTACCAAGTGATGAAGAATTAGGTATAAAGAAAAAAGGTGGTGTTACTAAAATGAAAACAAAAAAGTATGCAAATGGTGGACCTAAATTATCTAAATATCAAAAAAAGGGTGAAGTAACTCCTTTTCAAAATTATATGAACGTTCCAGGAGCTATGGCTAGTGATACATCAGATGTATTTGCTGGATCACGTGATGGTTCAAATCCCCCTCTTGACAAAGCTTATTATGAAACATATTATGCTGGTCAAAAAGATAAAAGAAGAGTTGGAAATGACAAAATAAAGTATGATGCTAATGGTAAACGTATTTATAAAACTGGTGGTATGGTAAATGCTAATGCTAAGATTGCTGCTGCTAAAAAAGCAACTGGTAGATCAGGTGGCACTACTAAAGCAATTTCTAAAGTTGTTGTTAAATCTACTTCTCCTAAAGGAAGAGTAGGTGGTACATCAACTGCTCCTAAAAAAGCTTTACCAAAAGCACAAATGGGTGCAATTGTTAATGGACCTAAATCACCAGGTGGTAAGCCAAAAGCAGGAGGAGCAATTTTAAAAAAAACAGATCCTACATTAGGAGGTAGAATACCTAAGTCTTTTATAGGAAAAGGTACACCAAAAGCTGGGGGTTTAATTTTAAAAAATATGTCAAAATCTAAGATGGGTGGAATGAAAGGTAAATCTTGCTAATGGCAAAGACTGGCTTATATAGTAATATACATGCTAAAAGAAAAAGGATAGCATCATGTTCCGGAGAGAGAATGAAAACTCCCGGAACTAAAGGTGCTCCTACTAATAAAGATTTTATAAAGTCTGCAAAGACTGCTAAAATGAAATCAGGAGGATCAACTCCAGCTTGGACAAGATCAGAAGGAAAAAATCCTACAGGAGGATTAAATGCTAAAGGTGTTGCATCTTATAGAGCAGCTAACCCCGGTAGTAAATTAAAAACTGCTGTAACAACTAAACCTTCAAAACTTAAAGCAGGTAGCACTGCTGCTAATAGAAGAAAATCTTTTTGTGCCAGAATGTCTGGCATGAAGAAAGTAAATACAAGTGCAAAGACTGCTAATGATCCTAACTCAAGGATTAATAAGTCTTTGAGAAAATGGAACTGTTAAAATAATATATAATGGCAAAGAAACTAGGATGTGCTTCTTGTGGAGGTACAAAAAAAATGGCTAATGGTGGACCTATAAATAAACCAATGACATATGCACCACGTCAAAAAGGTGATACAAACCAACATATGGGAATATTTGGTGCACCTCAAATTGGTCAAGGAGCAATGGATGGTAAGACAGGTCAAATGAAAAAAGGTGGAGTTACTGTCAGTAGAGCAGTACAAGCATCTTGTAAAAATGGTTATGTTAGATCTGCTGATGGAGGTTGTGTAAAAGCAAGACCTATTCAATTTCAAACAGGTGGAATATTTTCTCCTGCAAAAAGAGTAGAAAGAAAAGTTAATAGAGCTATTAAAAAAAGTGTTAAAAACTCAGGTAAAATTATTAAGAATGCATAAGCCAAAAAAAGGTATGATTAAAGCTGTAATTAAAGGTGCATTTAAATCACTTAAACCAAAAAGTAAAGATGCTCGTGAAGCATATAGAGAAACAAAGGCTTATGAAAAGTCTATAAGAAAAGAGTTTAAACAAAAAAAAATATAGTCATGGCAAATCCAATTACAATAATAAAAAATTTATCAGCTGGTTATGATGCCGGTAAAAAACTTAATGCTGCAGCTAAAATTAAAAAAGCTAAAGATGCAACTGAAGCTGCACTTAAGGCTAAACAAAAAGCTGAAGAAGTTATAAGACTTGCTAAAATTGCAAAAGAAGCTAAAAGAGTTGCTGGTTTAGAAAAGAAAGCAGCAACATTAAAAACTCTTAAAGTTGCTGCAGGTACAGGTATAGCAGGTGTTGCAGCCGGAGCTTATATGAATAGTAAATATAATGCTAGTAGCGCAGCTAAAAAAATTGCAGAAGGTAAGAGACTTAAAGCTGCTGGAGCTGCAATGAAAATTAAAGGTACTACACAAAAAAATAAAGGTATTGCAATGAAACTTGCGGGGCGTGAAATGAAAATGGGTGGTGCAACTAAAACATTACCTAAAGCACAAGTTGGTAACTTTGTTGATTCACCAAAAAAACCTGCAACTAAAACATATAAGATTGGTGATCCTACACCATCTGGAAGATTTGTAAAAACTCCACAAGATGTTGAAAGACTTAACAAAATGGAAAGATTAAATTCATATAGAAGGCCTGTTGATAAATATAATAAACCTGTAGTTAAACCAATACCAATACAAAAAGTTGGTGGAGTAACTAAAGCATTACCTAAAGCACAACTTGGTACAATTATAAACGGTATATCACGGTTAAAAAAAATATACAATGTGTATACTACAGGTATACAATCTTCAAAATTAGGTAAATTACCTGCTGCTAAAAAAGTTAAAAAAAGTGGTGTAACAAAAGTAATGTCAAAATCATTTAATGCCATTAAAAACAAAAAGAAATAAAACATGCAAAACAGTGTACTTACTATAAAGATTAAACAACGTCTAAATAAATTAGATAGTCAAGACTATGACAACATTGAATGTTGGCAAGTTGTGGAGTCTTTTAACAAAGCTCAAGTTGAGTGGACTAGAAGACAACTTCATGGTATTAATATTGTTAAAGAAGGTGATGAGCAATCTACTAGAAGAATAGATGACTTACAAGTCTTATTAAATAAAGCTCTATTAGGTTTAGATAAATATGATAATATGTTTACTGCTGCTGAATTACCAGGAGATTACCTACAATGGAAAAGAGTAGATGCCTTTGCTAACTCTGATTGCTGTGATATTAATAGAAGAATGGTTGTATACTTAGCAGAAGAAGCTAATGTAAATAACTTACTTAGAGATGTAGCTAAAAGACCAAGTTTTGAATGGGGTGAAACTTTTGCTACTCTTATAAATAATAAACTTAATGTATATACAGATAATACATTTACTATAAATAATGCTAACTTAGTTTACTATAGACAACCAGTTAAAATTCAAATTCAAAACTGTGTAGATCCATATACAGGAGTTGCATCAACTGTTAATGTTCAATGTGAGTTTAAAGATGACATCATTGAAGTTATAATAGATGAAGCAGCAAGTATACTAGCAGGTGATATTGAATCAGGTAACCAGTTCTCTAGAGGTACAGAAACAGCAGAACGTAATAATTAAAAATAATGGAAAAAGCAAGAATGTTAAAAAGAACAGCAACTCCAAGTGCATCATATTCAAGTGCACCAGCAGGTGCAAATTGTGATACAATGACAGCAGCATGTGCAACAGAATTAATGAATGCTGCATCTAGTTTTCATAAACTTCACTTAAAGGTTAAAGGATCAGGATCATTTGCTGCACACAAAGCACTTAATGAATTGTATGATGCTTTACCAGATCACGCAGATACTTTAATAGAAGGGTATCAAGGAGCTGCTGAAAAGATTTTAGATTACTCTGAAGTATCTCCAAAAGTATTAAATACAGTTGAAGAAGCAATTGGATACTTAAGAGAAATGTATCAAATGGTTAATAATCTTCAATCAAAAATGCCATATTCTGAAATTATAAATTCTTTAGATACTTTAAAGGATTCTATTAATTCAGCTAAATACAAACTTTTGTTCTTAAAATAATTTGATTAGTCAGATTATTTTATTATATTAATTATATATTTATAAATTAAAACTTAAAAAAATGAGTTATTTTAATCATGCCTTCCAGAAGACCTTTGTTGGTACTAATGGATTTACAGGATTGGCAGAAGGAAAATTAGGTACTCCAGGAAATATTCTTGGTGGTGGTCAATTTGCTTTTGTTGATGCTAAAACTTGGACTGTTCTTGCAACTGATGCAGACCCAGGATGTTGTAACCTTGTACTAGCTGCAGGTTCTATTTATGCTAATGACAAGATTGGTCCTTTCCATGGTGGTTATTTAGAGTCTAACAAATCTAAGGAAATCAATCCTAAGTATGTTAACCGTTTCTACCGTGTTGATCCATGTGCTCCTTCAGCTAATGTTATCCATGTTGGTAAAACTCCATACACAGATGACCGTGCTTTATCTTTAGCTATTACTAATGCTGGTGCAAATATTGAAGATGGTGTTTATACTGATATTCCATTAACTGATACTACAGCTCCAACAGGATCTGGACTTATTGCTACTATTACAGTAGTAGGTGGTGTTGTTACTTTTGTAGAAATTACAAATGGTGGTACAGGATGGGTAACAGGTGATGTTGTTACTACAGTAGATGAATTACTTCCAAGTGATGGTGGTGTAGTTACAAATCCTACATTTACAGTTACTGCAGGTGTTGGTGCTGATTGCTGTATTCCTTTTTATTGTGGTGAGACTTACTCTTTACGTTTAGATGTTAAAGGTTCTCCAGCTCTACGTTATTTAAATCACAATGCATACTTAATTGCTGATGCTTACACAGGATGTTGCCCAACTGGGTCAATCACTCCAACAGAAGTTGATTCAACTTTAGTATATATTAACTGGGCTAATGCAATTGTTAGATCCCCATTAATTAATCCATTCATCTTACCAGTTGTTATTGATGAGTCAGGTGTTGCTTGGTATGCTCCAGGAACAGATGCTGCTTTCTTAGCTAACTTTGGTGTTGATACTTGGGATCATTATGTATCCGCAGGACACGTAGATGGTGATTGTGGTGGTATGGTACTTAACGGTGCTTATGTAGATACTAAATTTGGTGATTGTACATTCCAAATTTCTGATTTCTATGAAAAAGAACCAGTTAGACTTTATGCATCTTTAGTTGACTTAAATGGTGATCCATGTGAGTTTGAAAGTTTATGTGTAATTACAGAGTGTGCTGGTCAACAAGCAATGGGTCTTGGTGAATCAGTAGCACGTGATGTAATTTTATCAGAAGCTTACCGTCAAAACTTCTTTGCAACAGACTTAAGAATACGTGAGATTACTCAAGGTACTTCAGTTTGGAATTATATTAACCGTTCTGCATTGTATACAAGATATTATATCCAACACAATGTACCACGTTTTAATAATCCTTCATCTACATTTGATAATGACCAATACTTGTTAGAAGTTATTACTAATGGACAAGTTGCTGTTTTTGAAACTTTTGTAACAAGATGGTTAGCTGATTGTTCTCAATGTTCAGGATTGGATATTGTTAAATGTACAGGACCATGTGTATCAATTGTTCCTAATGTTAATACTTGGGATTAATATTCAATAATTATTAAACTAAAAAGGGGAGAGAGTTTCATACTCCTTCCCTTTTTTTTATTAAACTCACCATGGCAAATCACGTATTAAGTTTAGAAGTACCTACAGTAATGAATGCATGTATCTTAAGGATTGTAGATACAAGTATATACTCATCTATTGTACCATTAACATGTGCTACATTAAATGTTACTGTTCCTGGTTTTTCATATTCAACTCAAATTGATGTGACTTCAGGATTTACTGAAACATTAACTGCATGTGATTTACAGTTACAAACAACAAATTGTGGTACACAGTATTCAGATATTCCGGATGGAGTTTATATCATTAAATATAGTGTGTCTCCAAATGATTTAGTATATGTAGAATATAATCATTTAAGAATTACTAAAGCATTGATTAAGTATAATCAATTACTATGCAATGTTGATATTGCAGCTTGTGATCCACCAGCTAAAATCAAACAAAGATTACAGGAGCTTAGATTGATACGTATGTATCTTGAAGCTGCTAAAGCTAAAGTAGAATTTTGTCTTGAACCAGATAAAGGTATGACATTATATAACTATGCTTTAAAATTAATGAATAAATTAGATTGTAGAAATTGTTAACCATAAAAAACCAACAGATATGGCAACTTGCTTAAATTGTAAAAAAAATCTTTCATGTGGATGTCAAAAGAAAACTGCATCAGATGGAAAATCAACATGTGCTACATGTATAACACAATATGAAATTAGTTTAAATAAAAAAGTTTTAAACCCAACAAAACCTACACCAAGTCAAGTTTGGGCAAATAATAATAGTAAAAAATAAAAGTTATGGCTCCTGGATATTTACAGTTTATACCTTGTTGCAAGCTTCCTGGATATTTTCCATTGTCTTTTGCATTTGACCCGTTAATACCTCTAGGAACTTATACTTATGCAGGTGCTCCCTTTGCTGATAGTTTTGGTAATGAAATAATTATAGGTACTTGTTATACAGTTATTTTACAAAATCAAGCACCATTAGGTTTAATACCACCTCCAAATATAAGTACACTTACTTTAGTTCCTGGAGGATGTGCTGATTTAGATCTTTGTGGATGTGTATCAGTGATATGTCAATGCAGTAGGGCAACTAATTTAGTAACTCAACCCACATCACTTAGATATATTGATTGTTTTGGTGTACAACAATCAACTCCAGTACTTGCTCCAGGTGAAACATCTGAGAAATATTGTGTAAAAACATGGGTAACAGGGAGTAATATAGAAAATTTTGGAACTTGCTTAGGAAATGAATGTCCTACTCCTCCTTGTTATACCTTATATTCATGTGATGGAAGTAAAGTTCCTTTTAATACTTTAACTGACTTAAGTTTATATTCAGATACTGGTGTATCAATTACACTTACAGAATATCCTGATGTATGTTTTTTAGTATATGAAAATACATCTGCAGATTGTCTTGATCCTATTGTTGTTACATTTGATGCAATGGGAGTGGACTGTTGTGCATCAACTTGTTATTATGTAAACACAGGAAGTATAACTTATGTAGATGCAGATGGTTTAATAGTAGATGCTATTGGTCCATTAAAGTTTTGTTCAGATATATATCCAGTTGTAGATGCATTAAATGGATCTATAGTTACAGAGTTTGGTGCATGTACAGATGATATATGTCCACAATCATGTTATGTATTAACTGACTGTGATGGTTTAGCTGATCCAATTTATACTACATCAGAATCAGTATTACCATTTTTAGGTACAGGAGCTGCATTTCATATCAATGGTTATACTAATTGTTGGACAGTAGATCTTTCAATAGAAGATTGTGAGTGTGCAATTAGTATTGTTATTACAACTACTTATGTAGATTGTGAAACATGTGCAGGATACACAAGTTATAAATTAACAGATTGTGCTAACTCAGCAAATGTAATGTATACATCTACTGATTTATCATTATATGTTGGTCAAGTAATAGAACAAGATTGTCCAGGATGTTGGTTTGTAGAAGAATTCTTTTTACAACCTCCAAGTAATACTGCAATTGTAGTTAATAATACATTTGTTAATTGTGCTACTTGTGAACAAACTTATTATCTTCTTACTGATTGTGCTGAAATAGAATCTAATATTATAACTACTACAGATTTATCTATAAATGTGGGAGGGGTTATAACATTAGATTGGTGTCCAGAAACATGTTGGGAAGTTTCAGAAACAAGAGAACATACAAATTCTACTGTAGTATTTTTAAAAGATAAATATGTAACTTGTGAAGAATGTTTAATAGATGTATTACCCTGTACATGTCAAACGGCTACTTTAATTAATCCATGTGTATTTTATAATATTACAGTACCTATAACATTTGTAGGTACTGTAACTTATATTGATTGTATTGGTGAAATACAGGATGTTGAAATTCCAGTTCATAAACATCCAATAAACATATCTTTTTGTGGACCTCAAAATCAACAATTTGGTATTCCATATACAGTTACTGATAATGCAAATTGTAATAGATTAAGTTGGATAGACTGTAATGGTGACGAGCAAATTTCAAGAAGTGGAATGTTGCTTAATGAGATATCACCAAAAACTTGTGTAAAAAAATGGTTAATGCCAGAAGGTCAATATGAATATATTATATATGGAGATTGTACAAATGTTGATAATATTTTTAACTGTCCAATAGTACCAGAAATAGTTAGAACTGTAAGACCAGGATATAATACACCTACATGTACTATTGATCATTATGAAAGAATTGCATGTAGTTTTGCTGATGCAATGTATAGTAATGCATTAGAAAAAAGATATGGGATAACTTCATGTTGTCCTGAAGATAGAGAAAAGTGGGAATTAAAATATGAAATAATTGAATTTGCTGCATTAGTAGATCCAAATTATATATGTACTCCGGTATCTACATGTTGTGATCCTTTACCTTCACCTTCACCCGGAAGTTGCAATAATCAATAATTTTTAGTATATTAATAATATATATAACATATGAAACCTGTTAATTTAAATACAGCCCCATGTTCACCAGTTTCAAGTAACTGTGTAATATGGCAAGGACCAAATATTCCGTGTATCAATCTATGTAATGGAGATACAGTATCTGATGTAGTGTTTGCATTAGCAACAGAACTATGTGGAATATTAGATACATTAAATGTAGCTAATTATGATCTTTCATGTTTTGGTATTACAGCATGTGGACCAAATGATTTTCAAGCATTAATTCAATTCTTGATTGCTCAAATATGTGCACTTCAAGGTGTTGTACCAGGTGAAATTAAAAATACTACAGACTGTCCAGATTGTTTAGTAACTGTAGCAGATTGTTTTGTTGAAGGTAATCAAACTACAATGAATCTTACTGATTATGTAAACATGATTGCTGCAAAGATTTGTAGTATCATTGATCAGTTAGCAATTATTAATGCTACACTATTAAGCTTAGATATTAGAGTAACTACTTTAGAAAATGAACCAGATCCTACATTTACAATTCCTTCATATGAAATTGGTTGTATAATTGGAACATTACCTTCTGGTGGTACATTTGGAATTGATGAAATACTTGAAGCATTTACAAATGATGTATGGTGTGATTTTTATACAGCTACAGGAACTACTACTGAAATACTTGCTGCAATAGCTGCTGAATGTATTTTAGGAACAGATCCTTCAAGAGCAAATCCTGGTGTAGATATGGAAATTGCTTATCCATCATGGAATCCAACATCTAATACTTTAGCTAGTACTATTAATCATATATGGATTGCTTTATGTGATTTATATAATGCATCTATTACAGTTGCAGATACTAGTACAATTGATTTAACTTATACAGGTGGTTTATTAACAGCAAGAATAATTGATACAGGTTGGATAAATTTAGAAGGCTTTACATTCTATGATATGGCAAAAACAGGTTCAGCTGCTTTTAGACCACAATGTAGACGTATTGGTAATGTTGTACATTTTAGAGGATTACTAACCGTTCCTTTAGCTTCAACATTAGGAGGAGCTGCACTAACTTATGGTTATCAATCATCACCTGGTTATGATAGTTATTTTGCAGCACCTTATGCATACACAGCAGCTACAGGAGTTGGTAGTTGTGTTATTGGAACCGGTGGTTTTATTACATTTAATCAAGGAAATAGTGTAATACCTGCAGGAATATTATCTGTAGGAGAAACGCTTGATAAAACATATGGTTTAGGTTGGAAAATTGCTGTTAGACCTATTGATGTAGGAGCTACAAGTACTATGTTAACAAGTCTTGCAAGTGTTGGTATTAATTCAAATGGAGATTTAGAATGGGGGGTTACAACTAATACTGAAGAAAGTGTAGTATCCGGAGGAACAGGTTCATGGAATACATCACCAGTAAATTATATTCAATCCATTGTAACAAATGGAGATCATGTTCCAAAATTTTCTAATGGTTTAAGTGTATATGATGCAGCAGCTGCAGGTGTACAACCTACAGAATTATTTTATGATGCCTCAATATATCCTTTTAGTGTTAATTCAACTCTTGCAGAACAACTAGGAGGTTTAGGTGTAAGAATAGATGGATTAACTTCATTTATTAATCCATGTACTGTATCTACTATTACTGGTATAATCTGTTAAAATATAAAAATATGTCTTGTTCAACTTGTAATAATAAAAATTGTAATAACAGCACTAAGTGCGGATGTACTGATAGTTATTTAACATCACCATTACCTTGTCCTACTCCTGTAGACTGTCCTGAAGCACAGCCATGTTCAGAAACATTTGATTCACAATGTATTATATATACAGGAGATAATATTATATGTGATACTACTGTTGTAGTAAATACAGATACTAATATAGAACAATCTTTAAATAGTATAGTAGATTATTTTTGCACTGAGATAGCAAATATCCCAGTAGTAATTGTAGAAGCTGGAGAGGGTATTGAAGTTGTACCAACTGTAGTTGGCACTACTACAACTTATACTGTTTCAACTACAGGTGTAAGGAAGTATGTTCAAAGTTTTGATAATGTTGTATTTGAAAATGTAACATTAACTGTTTTGGGTCTTGATCTTGCAGCATGTGGTTTAATAACTTTAGGTTGTAGTAATGTCACATCTATAATTGAATCAGCAGATTTTGTGTATAATATTATGTTTTTTAATTCTGGTTTAAATAAATGGATAAGTCTTATGAATGAACCAACTTTATTAATTTCATCAGATGTCATAACAGGAAATATTACTTTTTATATAGATACGGCTACTGCAGAACCATTTACAGTACGTATAACAATCATTGGATAAAAGAAGTTACAGTTTGTTGGTTTCTGTGACAAACACAAGGATATCCCCAAGGCGTAAATCTTGGGGATTTTCTATATTACTAATCTAAATAAGAAGTATGTTAACAAGAAAAAGATTATTTTATGACATTGAAACTTCATTTTGTCAAGGCACTTTTTGGAGACCTGGTTATGATCAAACAATACATCCTAATCAAATTTTAAAATACGCACAAATTATTTGTATATCATGGAGTTGGGAGGGAGATGACAAAGTACATCATTTAGATTGGGGATTAAAAAAACAATGTGATAAAGAATTATTAAAAGTTTTTATAAAAGTATTAAATGATGCAGATGAGATAGTTGCACATAATGGAGACAGATTTGATATAAAGTGGATAAGAACAAGAGCACTATATCATGGATTAGAAATGCGTCCACATTATAATAGTATTGATACTTTAAAATTATGTAAAACTTATTTAAGTTTACCAAGTAATAAATTATCTGAAGTTGCAAGATATTATAATCTTACTGCTAAGTTAGATCCCGGAGGTTTACAAACATGGATTGATATTGTAATTAATAAAGATAAAGAAGCAATGAAAATAATGTTGCATTACTGTGATGGTGATATTGTAACATTAAAAAAAGTATATGAGAAGATAAGAGTATATACTAAACCTAAACTTAACTATGCTGTATTAACCGGTGGTGATAAATATGAATGTCCAGAGTGTGGCCATACTACAATTTATATAAATAAAACTTATACAACAGCTATGGGAACTATTAAACATCATGTAAGATGTAAGAGTAAAATATGTAGAACAAGTTTTACTATTAATAACAAAGCTTACATGGATTATTTAAGCTTTAAAAGAATAAATAATATAAAGTAGTATATTTGCTAGACTAGGAATTTCCTAGTCTTGATTTTTTTTAGTATATTAACTATATGATATGAGTAATAAAGTATTTAACAAACCTGATGTTACAGCACCAAGATATAGAGAGACTGTACATCAAGTTACAACTGATAAATTTTTTAAAGCTTTTAAAGAAAAGTATCCAAAGTATGAAGATGTCAAGGATAGTGAATTAAAAAAAGTAATAAAAGCATTTAACATATTATTCTGGGAAACTGTAGTAGACACAAGAGACGGTGTACAACTACCAGAAGAATTAGGTTATGTATTTGTAGGCACATGTCAAACTAGTAAGAAGACTAATATTGATTTTGGTAAATCAAATAAGTATGGATTTTTAGTTACTAATAACAACTGGGATACAGATGGTAAGTTAGCTAAGATATTTTATACTAATGATGCAAATAAATATAAGTTTGTAAATAGAGAGTGTTGGGCCTTTCAAGGTTGTAGAAACTTTAAAAGAACACTAGCAAAAACTTATCCGGAGAATTGGATGAACTATGTGCATGTTGACCCAATGAAAAAGATACGTAAAATATTTCAAGGCAATGTTCTTAGAGAAATACGTAAAAATATAGAGACTAAGAAACTTGAAGATTATAATGAGTTTGACATATGACAACAATAGCAGAAGCAATATCAAGAGTAAGAAATACTTTGAAGGCTGTTAAGGAAGATGCTTTCTTAACTGATAGAACAATTTATTTTTCTTTACTTAAATATGGTAAGACTCTTTTAAAAAGAGAGGACAATCAGAATAGACTTATGAAAATGAGTTCACTATTCCATGCCTTACCTTATATAGAATTAATTGATATAGATAGAATTGAAGCTGGGTGCACAGGTATTGCATCTGGTTGTATTATAAAAAGAACTGCTACTAAACTACCTACTATCTTTGATGGTATGTTTGGCCCTATTATCCGTACAGTATCTTCTATAGATGGTACAATAGAATTATTCAGAACAGAACCAGGTACTTATGTATCTATGGTTAAAACAACTACATACAAATATAATAAAAGAATATACTTCTGGTACTTAGATGGTTATCTATATATACCTAATGTAGATTGGGATGCAATTAAAGTTGAAGCAATCTATGAAGGTGATACTGGTGAATTTATGTGTGAACCTAATGATGCATGTACACTTAAACAGGATCAACAATTTGCTTTACCAGAATATTTATTCTCTGAGATGGAACAATTTGTTGTAAAAGAATTTAGTCTAACTATGAGTATTCCTACAAATGGTCCAGATGATAATCAAAATGCTATAAGATAATGGATTTTAACTACACACTACGTTACAGAACCTTTGATCAATTGTTTGAAGATGTTACTGTAGACTTTGCTTCATATGCTTTAGAGAATATGATTGAACCACAACAACTTATTAAAGTTGCTAAACGTGTTACATATGATCTTGGCCTTAGAGTTAATATGACTAAAGAAGTTTTATTAGAAGTATGTAATGGTAAAGTAAAATTACCAGATGACTTCTTTACATTTAACTTTGCATTTGTATGTGGAGATTATACAGTAAATACTGGATATGATATTGGTGGTACTAATATTCAAGAAGTACCTTATAGAGAAGTTCCTGCAACTGTAAATCAATGTGCAGCACCTACAGTAAATTGTTCTACATGTAATCACAATCCATGTAATAATACTGCAGCATGTTTAGGTTCAGATAGACCACCATCATATTTACCTGGAGAGTTTGATCCAAATAGTCCATATGGTGATACATGTATTAGACCAAGAGTATTTTTAAATTGTAAGGGTCAAGCATATGAATTAGTGCAAATTGTAAACTCATCTCAAACTAGAACTTACAGTAGACTAGTATCATTAAGAATGAAACCTAGTCAAGAAATAGAATGTGATTGTCCTAATCTATATTATGATTCACCTAATGAAGGTTGGATTAAAAATGGATTTTTATATACTACATTTCAACATGGTAAAGTATATTTAAACTATCAAGGTGCATTAGAAGATGATGATGGAAACTTATTAGTACCAGATCATGATTTACTAAATGAATATTATGAGTATGCACTTAAACAAAGATTGCTTGAAAACTTATATATGAATGGTGAAGATGTATCACAAAAGTTAGGGTTAGTTGAACAAAGACTTAAGGCTGCTAGAAACAATGCTTTAAGCATGGTTAACACACCTAACTTTGCTGAGATGAAGAAACTATGGTGGACTAATAGAAAAGCTATGTACGGTAAGTATTATGATATGTTTAAGTCATATCCAATAAATAGTATTTATACAAGAAACTACGGACCAACAACAATTTTGTAAAATGGCTAAAGATAATTTTCAAGATACTTCAAAGACTAATACCAATACTTTTATAAAAGGTCTTAACAAGGATTCTGATCCATCATTTGTTGCAGAAGGAATGTGGACACATGCCCGTAATGCATCTAACAATACTCTTGAAGGAGATTTAGGTGCACTATCAAATGAGTCAGCAACTATACAATGTGCAATAGCAGGAGCAACATTAGGACCTGCAGGATCTAAAAGATATGTAATAGGAACTATATATTTATACAGTGACAAGTGGGTTATCTTTACAGTAGCTTATGCACCTACAGGATTAGGTGCAGCAATAGGATCTGAGATTGGATTGTATGAAGAAGACACTTGTAATTATAGACCTATTGTACAAGACACATGTTTAAACTTTAGTAAGTATTTTTTAATATCTGGAGCATCAAGAGAAACACAAGATTGTTCTTGGGCAGTATTTTTTGCTGATGGAAAGAATCCGGATAGACATTTAAATATTGGAGATCCACAAACTTGGCCAACAAGTAGTTATATATGGATAGGTAATAATACTTATTCAATGGGAACTAATACAATGCAATGGCCAGGTGTAGATTGGGTTCAAACATGTACAACTGGAGCAACATGTATTATTTGTACTGATACTACTGAACTAGATTGTAATGCAATTAGATTAGCTAGACTAATGACAACACCATGTATTAAAGTTAGTAATGCTGTTGGTGCAGGAACTTTATTAAATGGATCTTACTCAGCAACTATTGCTTATACAATCAATGGACAAAAAGTAACTGACTATTTTTCAGCAAGTAATATACAACCAATATTTCATCCAGATAATTCATTAGGTTCAATTAGTATTCAAATAGATGCTGACACAGTTAACTTTGATGAATTTGTATTAGTAATAATTCAAACAGTCAATCAGGGGACAATTGCTAAAGAAATTGGATACTATTCTACTAGAACAACTAATATAGAATTAGATCAAATTAAATTAGATTTAATTAATATACCTATTAAACAAATACCAATACAAACTCCAATCTTTGAGAAATCAGATCAAATGATTGAGATAAATAATTATTTATTAAGAGTTGGTCCTACAGCAAAATTTGATTTTAACTATCAACCTTTAGCTAATTTAATTCAAGCAGAATGGGTATCAGTAGAATATCCTGCCAACTATTATGTTAATGGTGGTTCTAATACAAGTTACTTAAGAGATGAAGTATATGCTTTCTTTATTAGATGGGTATATAATACAGGAGATAAATCATCTTCATATCATATTCCTGGTAGAGCTCCAATAAATTATAATGGTGACTTTGAAACAGATCCTTATTTTGATATAAATACTTTACAAGGTGACACTGATTTATTTCAAACAGTTAATACTGCAATACAAACAAGTAGTGTTCAATCAACTTTGCCTGATGGAGGATTAGTAGTGGCTAGAGGGAAAATGGGATACTGGCAGTCTACGGAAATTTATCCTGATAATAGACCAGACATATGGAATTCTTCATCTCAATGTTGGACAGCTGTTTCTGTTCCACTTCCTGGTCAACCTGCACCTTTTGATTTATGTGGTAAACCAATTAGACATCACAAGTTTCCTGATAACCGTACAAACAATCATTTTAGTAATGGTGGTCAGAATATAAGATTAATGGGTGTTGATTTTAAAAACATTATATACCCTAAAGACAATGATGGTAATGATATAAGAGGTATTGTAGGATATGAAATATTAAGAGGATCTAGAGAAGGTAATAAAACTATTATTGCTAAAGGTATGATTAATAATCTTAGAGACTATAATATTAAAAATGGAACTAATAGTTCAGTAGGTCAACCAACAGGATTATATCCTAACTATCCGTTTAATACTATTAGACCAGTAACTAACTCTAATAATCCAAATGATAATAATTATAATCTTAATGACCCTTATATAAAGTTAACAGATGAAAATGGTAATATAGTAGATCAAAATGTTCCTATTAACATGACTACCTTTCATTCACCGGATACTAATTTTAGAACACCTTTTCTTTCTAATTCAGAATTAAAGTTATATGGTAACTTAAAAGGAATAAGTACTCAACAATTTATAGTACCTGCACAACATCCTCAGTTTAAGTTATTAGGAAATTTAGTTATCTTTCCAATGTTTGTAGCTGGTATTATTGAAGCTCTTATATCTATGGGTGGTGAATTTACTATAAATAAACAACCAACTACAGCAGGTTATAATCCTATTGCTTCTGGAACTAGTACTACAGCCGCAACAGGAGAAGCTGTTATGGGAGCAGCTGTTACGGCTTACAATACTGCTATTGCTACATATTTTTCATCAGGTGCATCAGTTGCTGATGCTTTTGTAGGATATACGGCTTTAGATGCAATCAATAGTACTTTTCAAGGATTTATAAATACAGCAGCAGCTTCTGGTACAGTTCAACATGGATATCTAACTTATCAACGTTCATTTGGAAAAACTGAATATCTTGGTCCAATATTAGGTACTATAGCTAACATACAACAATCTGTATATTATTTTTGTGAAGGAGCTGAATTAGCATTAAGATTAATGTATGCTTTAGCACCTTATGATGACTATGCCTTACAATCAATTGCGCATGGTTTTTATGATACTTATTTTACACCACTAAACACAAGTAGAGTAAGATTTAATCTAGCAGATAGTTTTTATTTAAAAGATGCTTTACAACAAGTATCACAATTTCCAAATCCTGGTAATAAAAGATATCTTGTTAATAATCTTAAAAGATCAAATACAGTTGTATTAAGAACAACTAATAATCTTGGTGTTAATGATGGACCTAGATTTATTAATAGTCCAAGTGATATTGCTAATAGTTCTGTAGATAATTCATTAGTTACATTAGGTACTGCTAATTTAGCAGGTATGGGTGTTAATACAGATGACAATCCATTTGATTCTTTTAATACAACTATTGCAAGTCATTATGCTGGAGTTAAAGTAAGAATAGATAATCAATATGGTCAACTAAATTCTATTAAACAAATTATAGTTACACCATGTGAACAAAAAATATCTGATTCAGGAATACAGACAATTACAACAAGTACATTTTGTCAAGGTATTGGTCAGTTACTTCAACAAGTAATTTCATCTACTCCAGTATTTTTTGGAGGAGATACATATATAAATAGATATACAGAAAAAAATACTATGTTCTTTTTCTATGATTGGTTATATGGTCAACCAGATGGATTTGAATATAATTACTATTTAAGAAATATGATTGGTGCTCCAAGATTTTGGGCTAACAGTCAAAGATATGATGTAAATAATTTAGGTGAATTATTTGATATTGGAAATCTTGAAAATTTACTTGAAGATATTGATGACGGTATAGGACCTTTTCCAACAAATTTTTATAATTTAGATCAAAGGAATTATAATTATAATGATGACTCACATGGTGATTATCCTGGATTGTTTAGAGTTAAAAAATCTTATTTTTATTTAAATAATTCTTCAGTAAGAGATTTCTTTGTAGAGAGTGATGTAATAGTAGATTTTAGAGAAACAGGTATTCCTATATATGAAAAGGTTTATAACCCAAATACATATACGGATCTATTAACTATGTTTACTAATAATCCGGAAACTATTACAAGAGGAAACTATTATGCATATGACTATTCACTAAGTGTATCTAAAATATTTACACAGTATTTTTCACAAGCAAGTTTGCAAAGTAGATATTATGATCCTAATGTATCTAAGTTATGTTTTACTTATTATCCTGATAGAATAATATATTCATTACCTCAACAACAACAATCATTTAAAGATAGTTGGTATGTGTATTTAGCTAATAACTATAAAGAGTTTAAGAATCAAATTAGTGGAGTTAAAAACTTTGCTAAGACTGGTATCTTTATTACATTTAAAAATGCAAGTCCTTTAGTTATACAAGGTGTTGACCAATTAGAAACTGAATCAGGTACTAAGATCACAATTGGTGATGGTGGATTATTTGCACAAACTCCTCAAAGTGTTATAATTGCAGATGATGCATATGAGTATGGTTCTTCTCAAAATAGAAGAAGTGTTATATCCACTCCTGCAGGAATGTTTTACATGTCACAGAATCAAGGTAAAATATTTCAATATACTCAAGGTATAACTGAAATATCTTCTGAAGGATTAAAGTGGTGGTATACTCTTTTCATGCCATATAAACTTACTGAAGATTTTCCAGACTATCCGCATCAAGATAATCCAGTAGCAGGTATTGGATGTCAATCAGTATTTGATAATCAAAATAGTGTATTGTATTTCTGTAAAAAAGATTATAAGTTAAAACCACAATATAAAGATTTAGTAACTTATAATACTAATACTGATGCATTTATGTTAGGTCAAACACCATTTGCATTAGGTAATCCAATTTTATTTGAAGATGCTTCATGGACAACTAGTTATGATCCTAAAACTAAATTCTGGATTTCATTTCATGACTGGCATCCTGATTTAGTAATGCCTTCTAAGCATACATTTATGACTACAAAAGAAAATGGAATCTGGAGACATAATGATTCATGTAATTCTTATTGTAATTACTATGGAGCAGACTACCCATTTGAAATAGAGATACCAATGGTAACAGGGCAAACTGTTACTACTGTAAAATCTATGGAGTATTTATTAGAATGTTATAAGAGATCAGAGTTTAATTGTGTGGATCAATTCCAAGTGTTAGACTTTAACTTTGATAGAGCTGTAGTATTTAATGCAGAACAAGTATCAGGATATCTTAACTTAAATATATTTCCTAAAAATAATATTACATTAAGTTTAGACTACCCAAAATATAATCCGGGTAATCCTTCTTATGATATATTATTTAGTAAAGAAGAAAACAAATATAGATTTAATCAGTTTTGGGATATAACAAAAGATAGAGGAGAGTTTCCTATTGGTTCAGTATATCCAAATACTACACCAGTAATTGCAGGTACTACAATTCTACCGGGTGCACATACACAAGAAAATCTTTGGGTAACTCAATCTAATGGATATATTAAAACACTTAATCCTGTTAATCTTGATTACGCTAAAGATCCATTACAAAGAAAAAAGATGAGACATTATTTAAATTTATTACATTTGAGAAAAGATGTTTCAGGAGATATCAATATGATATTAAAAATAAGTAATAGTAAAAATCAAATATCACTTAGGTAATGAGTTATAATAGAAAAGTACTTAAGACAGCTACTAAAGAATTAGGAAAAGCTAAAGCACCAGCTAAACCAAAAGATATTATTATTGATCCAATGGGTCAATGGAAATATCCTGGACAAAATACTAGAATACCTGGTAGTAATATTACTATGCAAAATGTTTCTTATCCTGTATGGGCACAACCTAATGTAGGACCTGGTGCAATGATGTATCCTGAACAAGAATATCAATTTCCAGGAGCAGATTATGTAGATGAATTTCCTCAAGGTAGTAATGAAGATTATTATGAAGATGAACTTGATGAAGAACAAATAGCAGAGTTAAGAGCAGGAGGATATACAGTAGAAGATATATCTGTACCTTCTGTAGGTAATTACAAACAAGGTGGTTCTTTACTTACTAAGAAAGTAGCATGTAAAAAATGTGGTTGGAAATGGGATGCTGCAGATGGTGGTGATGATGTTACTACATGTCATAAGTGTGGTGGTGAAGGATTAATACATGCTCAAACTGGTTTCTCAAGTCCTTATTATTCATATGGTGACAAAAAGTATATGAAAAAAAGTAATGATTGGTTAGTAGATTATAATGGTAAATATGTTCCTCTATCTAAAAATGTTGCTGCAAGAAGTACTGAATTAAATAAAAATGCTAAATACGTTCCTGCCAAAACATTAGAAAAATCTCCATATCAATTACAACAAGAAGCTAAATTAAAGTCAGGTCAATCTAATTATGATATGATGGCTAGTAATAAACCTCAAGTAGCTGATAATACAAAAGTTGTTAAAAATAAAATTGCAAGCTTAAGTGAACTTGCTGCAGCAGAAGCTATAAAAAAAGAATTTGTAGAAACTGAAAAAAAAATAAAAAATGATTTTAATAATACTACTCAGTATTATGAAGATTATCATAAATCGCCAATGTATAAAAGTATGCTTAACAATAGTATGCGAGATTGGGGATGGGCAAAAGAAGATCCTTCTAATATTAGTGAAGGCAGATCTCAAAATTTAAAAAGTTTAGAATCACCTACTGTTTTAAAGGTTCAACCAACAGGAGAAGATGAAAATACAGGTGGATGGTCTTCTGGTAGTACAGGTAATATAACTGTTACACCACTAGGGTATAAAGTACAAGGAATACTTCCTCATGAAATATCACACAGTATAGATAGGCCTCTACATAGGTGGAGTGATAGATTGATACCTACTAAAGATATAGCCGCTATTAATAAATTTAAACCTAAAAATTTTATAACTTCTTTAGAATTTCAAAATTTATCTTCTTCTGACCAAAAAATGATATTAAATAATCCAGAAGACGAATATGTAAAAGAATATGTAAAAAATAAAGAAGAATGGAATGATTATGTTGGCACACCTACAGAAACAAGAGCTAGATTAAATGATATTAGAATGCAATCAAAATTTAAAGGTGTATATGATCCTTTTACTCAAAAAGTATCTCCTGATATTTATAAAAAACTTTTAAATACACCTTTTGAAAAAGATAAAAATGAAGGGTTTGATGCTTTAAAACAACTTAAAGGTATTTATACGGATAAACAAATTCAATGGATGTTAAATAATATCTCAAAAAATCAAGAACAAAATCAAGAAAATATTGAGCAAGGTGTTGCAAGAAAAGGTGGTAGTCTTAAAAAGTATTCTAGAAGTTTAGAAGCTACTAATAAATTATTTCATGTATCACCTTTATTAAAAAAAGCAAAGTCTAAAAAGAAAAAAATATTTGATCCTAGTTCTAGTTATTTTCAAGATGGTGGTTTTCTTCCTCAAGCACAATTTGGACTAAATGTAGATGAGAATGGTAAGCCTATCTATTATACTGAAGAAGAATACAGACATATGTCTGAAGCTAATCAAAGAGGAGATGTAGGTACAGAAAGTAATCCTACTGTAACAGATGAAGTTACAGTAAAAGCTCAAGGTCCTGATTGGGCTAAGTATGAAAAAGAATATTTAAGTAAACAAAGTAGAGATCAATTTATTGCAGATAAAAAAAGAGAGTATATTAAAAGACAAAAAAATCTTAATAGACTTGCTGGAGTTACAATGGATAATTTTCCAGAAGAAGTAGAAAGAAACTTTGGTAACCGCTTTGATTATAATAAAAATAGTTATATAACTAGAAGACTTGGTAAACAAGATCATTTTAATCCAAAACGTAGAGGAGAATGGATTGATGAATTAACTCCAACAGAAAGAAAAATAGTTGCAGACTCAAAGTATGGTAGTAAACTACAACCAAATCTTTGGAAAACATCACTTGCAGGATTACAAGAACTTGGTAATGCTGCTATTAAAGCAAGTACATTTGGTATTGTAAATAAAGATGTATTAAAAAATAGAATATCAGGATTAACAAAAAAAGAACAAGCAGAAATTGCTAATTCAAATACTGGTGCATTAAGCACAATGGATTTTATAGATCTTGCTGGAGCTGGTATATCTAATTTTGGATTTAATAGAGGACTAAGTACTGGTTCTGACTATAAAGAGTTACCTTCATGGAGTTCAGGAGAATTAATGCCTAATGTAACTAGAACACATGCAACGTTAATGAATCCACTTAATCTTATTGCACTGGGAGAACTAACGGCAGGTAAATCTTTATTAGGTTTAGGAGCAAATCAACTTAAGCAATTTGGAAAAACTGCTCCTGGTCTTATGAAAGAAGTACCTACAATAGTTAAATCTGTTGCAGATGCAAGTTATATGGGTATGAGACCAAGAAAACTTTATAGTCCTTTAAATTTAATTTCTAGATATGGAAAAAAAGTAGAGGGTAACATAACACCACTTGGTAATGTATTAAAAAGAACAATTCATAATGATGCTATTGGAGAACCTATTTCATGGGGAAACCGTACATGGAAATCAGTAACTGGAAAACCAATAGCACAAAATTTACTTAAGGAAAGACCAGGAGCTACAAATAATATTTTTTCAATGCAAGTAGATCCTACAATTGCAGGATCAAATATATCAAAAGGTGCAACTGAACTACCAAATAAATTAAAAAATCTTAATTGGAAGCCAACAACTGAACTTAATTATATGGGTAAACCAACAACTTCAATACCTTTAAATGATGCAGGTCTTTCAATAAATAGAAGACTTCCTTTTTCTAATAGATATGTCTCTGTAGATCCACAAAAATTAATGAATAATAAATTTCAATGGTCAACTGCAGGTTCAGGTGTTCAAAATTTAGCAGAAAAATATGCAAGTACAAACGGAATCTTTGGTGGTATTGGATTAGGAGCAGTGGGTTATGGAGCTCTTAAAGAAGGTCAAAATCCAATTAGTGTTTATAATACAGTAAATCCACTTACAGGTAATAAAAAAGGATATGATGCCTATACATTAATGGGAGAAAATACTTTTAAAAAATATATATCTAAACCAAATCCTTATTTTATTAGAGATATTGGTCAAGGAACAGGTTTAATTGAAAAAGCTGATGGAGGTTCAATTGAAATGGATGTAGATGATGATATGATACAATATCTATTATCACAAGGATATGATGTAGAAGACATTTACTAAACATTTAAAGTTTATAGTTTAAACTAAAATTTATTATATTTATAATATAAAGTATACTTATGAAAAGACGTGTAAGAATATATAAAGCTGGAGGACAACATGGTTCTTATATAAATAAGACAGCTCAATATTTCCAAGAAGGTGGTATGCAGATGCAAGAAGAAGTTGCACCTGAAGAACAACCTGCTCAAGAACCAAGTGATGAACAAGTTATTACATTCATTATGCAAACTCTATCACAACCTAATGGTAGTATAGAACAAGCTAAGCAACAACTTGTACAAGCAAATATAAATCCTGCACGTATTACACAATTATCAGAAGCTGCATTAGAGTATATTAATCAACAACAAGATATAGCATTAGCTGAAGCAACTGGTAATGAAGAAGATGCTGCAGCAATGCAATTAGAACAAGATGCTAATGATAGAGCAGTTGCTGAAGAAGAACAAGCTGCTCAACAAGCTGCACAGAATCAAGAGATGTATGCACAATCAGAAGAAAGTGCTGTAGATCCAAATGAAAATGATGACAGTAGTGCTGCTTATATGCGTAGTGGAGGTATGCCTAATAAAAGAGCATACATAAGTAACTTTATAAAACTTGCCAAAAAACAAGAAGGTGGAGATACAGAAGAATCTAAATCAGATATTAAAACAGATATCCCAGTAGGAGGTAGAGTAGAGAAAGTAAGTAAATTTCATAATGCATTAAAAAGTACTGCAAATAATGTTGCACTTAAAGAACAAGCAGAGAAACAATATGAGCAACAGATGCAACAAATGCAGCAGATGCCACCACAAGGTTATGCACAAGATGGTGGAGACACTGAATCTGGTGTATCAGATTTTGACCCATATCATAATTTAGAACATTATAGTGGAGCTTTTGAACATTCAATGCCTTTTAATGCATTAACTGAAGCACAGTTTGGTGGATGGGGTCATGGTAGAGAAAGACGTGCAGCAAGAAGAATGAATAGAATGATGCCACAAGGATTTAATCAAATGGCTAATATAATGGGTAATATGGGTAATCAAATGATTAATCCCTTTATGCAACAACAAATGAATTCTCTTGCACAGTTTATGCCTAATCAAGGTAACTTAGGTTTAGCTAATATTGATGTACGTAGAACCGGTATATTTGGTAGACCAAAAGAATATACTATTAATTTTAATACAGCATCTCCTGTAACTATTAAAGATGTTGCAGATACAAAAAAGCAAGAAATTAATAATGCAGAAACAACTAAAAAAGAAGTTGAAGAAACAGTTAAAGAAGAAGAAACTAATACAGCAACTACTAAGAATGCTGAAGTAGAAAAAACAGCAGATGAATTACCAGAAGAATCAGATATAACAGTTACTACAAATGAAGTAAAAAGAAACAGTGGTAAAAATTTATCAGGTGGAAATGAAAATGTAAATGTTATTGGAAATGGTACTGGAATTATGCCAATACCGGAACAACAACCAATACAAAGTAAAGGTGTAATTCAAAATGCAATTAATAAAGCAAACCAATACCCTAGTATAGGAACTAATCAAAATATTACTCCAATTACCGGTGCAAAAGTTGGACCATTTGATTTTACAAAAATAGCAAATGTAGGACAAGGTATGGGTAATGTCCTTGCACAAACTGTTCAAGATAAAGCTAAAGCTGAAAAAATAGCTAAGTGGAAAGAACATTTAAGACAAGAAAAAATTAATGCATTACCATTTTTAGAAAAACAAATGTGGTATGCACAACATCCAGAAGATAAACCAAAAATTAAACCAGGTAAAAAACCAATATCTACAAGTAATAATGGAGTTATTAAATGGCAACAAGGTGGATTTACAGATCCTAATTCTGGCTTATATAAATTCATGGGTGGTGGAGAAGACATGGATCAAGCTAACTTAGATTATTCTGATTCTAAAAATATATCAACTCCATATTTTTCAAATGGTGGTTTATATAGATTTCAAAAAGAAGGTGAAGTTACTGATGAGAATACATGTCTTCCAGGTATGACTGGTTGTTTCCCACAAGGATCTGCAGGAAATAAAGAAGTAGTAGAATTAACTGAAGATGAAAAAGCAGCTAAGGTTATTGCAGATAAAGAAGCTGCTGATAAGCTTGTAGCATCTAAAATAGCTTCTGATAAACTTGCTGCAGAAACAGCAAGAAATGCTTACATTGATGAGCAAATGAAAAAAGGAAATAATACAAATGGTAATATAGACTATGAAAACTTTAATTATGCACAACAGTATTTGCAAAATCTAGGTTTAGGAGCAAATAATCCTTTTTCATTTATATCCCGTGGAAACAACTGGAATAAAGCAATAGGAAGTCCTTATGGTACAGGAACACTTAATCCTATTAGTGGAATGATTGGACCTAATGCACAAGTAAGTAGTATTAATGTAGATAAAACTAGAATGTTTGGCCCTAATAAAGGAGCTCCAAAAAAGTTTACAGTAAATTATAATGTACCAGGACAACCAGGTATTAATGCATCAGGTACACCACAAAGTTATGTAGGATCAGATGGACAAACACATTGGATGAATAATGGTAATCAATCTTCTAAAGGTAATCAAGAAACAGGTAGAAAAAGACCAGTAGCAGATATGTTACTAAGATCTAGAGTTCCTGGTTTACAACAATTAGGTGCAAAAATGTATCCATGGGAAAATAATAATACATCAGAATCTATGTCAGGATTACATGATAAAGGTGATGAAGCTTATAAAGAACATTTTGGACATTATCCAGGTGAAGAAAAAATTAGTACAAAATTTATACATCCTACTCAAGATCAATTAGAAAATGAAACATATGGACCAATTCCTGGATCAACTCCAGAAACTGATTCAGGATATCAACTTGATGCTGAAGGTATGAGAGCAATACCACAATATGAATCTCCTTATAGTAAATTACAAACTAGACCACTTGAAAGATTTACCAATACTCCAGAACTTGTACCAATGAATTTCCCAGGTGTTGGTTCTAATTATAGAGAAAGACAAGAAGAACCTAATACAGAAGAAATGCCACCAATGGTAAATACTGCTGGACCAATGATTGGTGCTGAAGATATGGTACAAGAATATGAACAACCTTTTTCAGAAAAAGTTGATTTAATGAATTCTCAATTACAAGTTCCTGATTATTATCCTAATTCAATGGGTGATAGATTAACTCAAGAACAAGTAAGTCAAAATTTAAATGAAAATTTACAAGGTGTAGGATATATGCCGGAAAATGAATTATTAAATTATGATCATTATGATTCATCAAATGATTTTAAATTAGATCCAATTACTAATAAACCAGTAATTAGACAAAGAATTAATAGACGTAATACAAATCCATCTAGTAATAATAGAGTAACTACTAATAATAATAATAATAATAATAGAGCAGTTAATAATAAATCTGATGATGCACCTATTGAAAAAGTAAATTCAAATGTATCAAAAACAACTTTAACACCAAAACAACAAAAAGCAGATCAAGAATATAAAAGAAAACAAGTAGAACAAGAAGCAAGATCATATATAGTTCCTGAAGGTTCTAATCCTATTTATAATAATTCTGATGAAGTAATTTCAGATGTAGCTAAACGACAAGAACAAGCTCAAAAAAGTTTTAGACAAGCTCAAGAAAAGTTTAAAAAAACATATGGTATTGATCAATCTACATTAGAAATGTATTTAAATGTAGAAAATACAGATCAAGCTAGATCAATGGAAAAAGCTTACCCACAATTAAAACAAGCAGCTATTAAATATAAACCAGTATATACTAGACAAGCTCAAGAAAAAGCTGTACAAGATATTTTTAATAGAGCAACAACAATGTTCCAACGTCAATATGGTGGTAATGCACTTCCTAAAGCTCAATTTGGCCCTCCTGAAGATATACCATTTGGATATTTTAAAGATCCTAATGGAACAGGAGTTTATAGAAATTTAGCCGGTGAAATTTATAAACCTAAAACTAATCTTGAAGGTAATACAGATAAGTTAATGGGTAATGAATTTACTCAAGAAGGTAATGGATTAACTACAGACAAATCTATGGGTTTTGATTCATCTGGTACTGGTTATAGAAATGAAGGTTTATTATCTGATGAAGAAAAACAAGCAGGTGCTATGAATAAAGTATCTCAAAAGTTTAAGAATAAACAAGAGTGGAATATAGATGCTAAAGGTGCATTAGATTTTGGTAATATGGCTGGTAATAAACTAGCTGGATTTTTAGAAAGATCTCAACAAGCTAAACAAAATAGAAACATGGGTAGTAAATATGATGCTTCTAATTTGTATGCACAAACAGATGAAAGAGATAGAGGTACCTATGGTCAAGAAGGTGATTTTAAACCAAATGAAACTGGATTTAAAGGTGTAGTTAAGTATGGTGGCTACATGGAAGAAGGTGGTAGTTATGAAGAAGGTGGTGACACTTGGATGTCTGAAGAACAAATACAACAGTTCTTGGCTGAAGGTGGTGAATTAGAATTTGTTTAAAAATATAGTTATGTATCATAAAGTAAGAATAACCAAATTACCAGGTAAAGCTAGAGGTGGTAAAATTAATGGTAATAGAATAGTACCAAATCAATCACTTAGTTTTGGTGGAGCAGATATGAAGTCTGGTCCTAAAAATATTAGTGTAGCTAATACTATCTCAGCAGTACCACGGAATCAAGCTAATTTAGAGGCTGAAGGAGGGGAAACTGTTTATGGTGACATTAATGGGGATGGTATGGCAGAACACCTTGTGATTAAAGGGCCAAGACATTCATCCGGTGGTGTTCCATTAAATCTTCCTGATGATACTTTTATCTTTAGTGATACTAGAAGTATGCGTCTTAAAGATCCTAATATGTTAGCACAATTTGGTAAGAGTGTAAAAAAAGGTCAGTCATATACTCCAGCAGAATTAGCTAAACAATATGATTTAAGTAAGTATAGAAAAATGTTACAAGATCCTGAGTCAGGTGATCTTGAAAGAAAAACTGCAGAGATAATGATCCGTAACTATACTATGAAGTTAGGAGCATTAGCATTAGCACAAGAAAGTAAAAAAGGCTTTCCTCAAGGTATACCAGAAGTGGCTAGACCATACATGGATGCTAATGATATTAAAGATGAAGACTTAATACCAAAGTTAGCTCAAGAACAAGAACAACAATCTGCTGAAGAAGAAGGTGCTGAGCAAGGTGAAGAACAGAATCCAGAAGAAGAAATGATGGAAGCTCCAGAGCAAATGCCTAATGGAGAACAAGTTGCTATGCCTCAAGAAATGCAACAACCAATGGCTCAATATGGATATCAAATGACTGAAGATACAATGCCTTTTAATCCAGGTTATATGTATCCAGAATATGAAACATATGAGCAAACACCAACTCAATATGCTAGAGGAGGTTCTTTGCCTAAAGCACAGGATGGTGCAGCAACTCCTCCATATGGAATGGATGAAGCATATACTCCTAAAGGTGTAGTAAGATTAAATCAATATAGAGTTAAATACGGTCTTCCTCCAATTGGTGGTAAAGGTAAACCACTTACTAAAGCAGATATTAAAAAAGCTGCAGGTGAAATGCAACAAGTTATTATTGAAAAAAATCCTGAGTTAGTATTACACTATATTCAAAATAAAAGTCATGCACCAAGTAATGCTATTAAGCAAAAATTAGGTGTAAAAACAAATGCTGATATTGCTAAAAAATTAAAAGAAGGAAAAATAAAAGCTTCTGATATTACCAGTGCATATAAAGATGACCAATGGTGGTACCGTGCTATTGATACTCAATCTAAAGTTTTATCAAAGGCTGACTATGAAGCAAAAATGAAACAAGAAAATGCAATTTTACAAGGTGATAAAAAATATTTTAATGAAGATCCTAGTAATCCAGAAATGTATACTGAATATACAATGGCTGAAGATGCACCTATTGTAACTGAAGAAGAAAAAGATATTGAAGTTATTGATAGAGGAGATGATGCTGAAGAACTTGATATAGAAGACGCACCAAGAAACGTTGATGCTCAATGGATGACACCAGATAAAATAAATTTTTATGGTGCTATGAAAGATAAGTCAAGAATTAAAAAGTTTATGCCTTGGGCTCCAAGAACAGAGTTAGAAGTACCAACTATGACTTACTTAGATCCTACTAGAGAGTTAGGTCAACAAAGTGAATATGCAAACTTAATGGCACAGCAATTAGGTCAGTTTACAGGACCTCAAGCTTTTGCATCTAATATGTCTAGTATTCAAGGAACTGGTGCTGAACAAGCAGCAAATACTTTATCAAGAATTAATAATGCTAATGTATCTGCATCTAATTCATTTGCACAAAATGCTGCCAATATTAGAAACCAAGAACAAGGTATTAATCAAACTTCAGCACAAACATTATATGATCAGAATACAATGGCTGATCAACAATTCTTAAATGCTAAAATTGCAGCAGATCAAAATGTAAGACAAGCATTTGGAACTGGTTGGAAAAATGCATCTAACTTAGCTTTAACTAATGGATTGTATTCACAATATGATATAGATCCTAGAACTGGTAACTTATGGTTTGAAGGTGGTAAAGATATTGTACCTACTCATTCACAAGCAATTTCAGAAAGAGCAATGGAAATACATGATGGTGGAGTAGATGATTGGAAAATTGCATATCAAATGGCTAAAGATGAATATAATCAAAATGATGTAGCTGCAGTTGATATGGAAGAAATCATGAATAACACATTAAAAAAAGGTGGTCAAGCAAACATGGGTTATGTTATGGGGTCAAATGTATTTCCCTTTATGTTTTACTAAACCTTATAAGTTTAGTAAACTTATAAAATTTTAATATATTTACAATATAGATAAAGATTAATTATGGCAACGTATTTACAGTCAAGTCCCGGAATATATAAAATCACTAGTATGACTAATGGTAAGATATATGTTGGTTGTGCTTCTAATGTAAGAACTAGAATAAATGGACATCTTTATGATTTAAGAAGAGAAAAACATAAAAACAGTTATTTACAAAAAGCATGGCTTAAGTATGGTGAAGAGAGTTTTGTTTTTGAAATAATTGAAAAATGTGATATAACTGATTTACATGTTAGAGAACACTATTGGGTTAATAAATTTAATTGTCTAGATAGATCTATTGGTTATAATCTAAAACCAACAGATCCTAATGGGTGTTCTATTCATTCTGAAGAAACAAAAGAAAAATTAAGACAAGCTAATAAAGGTAAAAAACCTTCAGCACTATGTATTCAAAAACTTAAAGAAAGAACTCTTTCTTCAGAACATAAAGAAATAATGAGAAAGTCAAGAGAAGGTATAGATTATACAAAATTACATAGAGAAAAAAGAGGAAAAAAGGTTATAGACCAATCAACAGGAATTATATATACTTCATTAGCTGAAGTTTGTGAATTACTTGGAATAACTAAAGGTTCTTTTTCAAGAATACTATTAGGAAAAAGAAAAAATAAAACAACTTTTAAATACTTATAACCATGGCGACCTATTTAAGTGGTGTGACAGATTATATACCACAGTTTCAACCCTTTCAACCGGATTTGAATTTCTATAATAATGTGTTACAAACAAAGCAAACACAATATGATAGTAACTATAAACAATTAAATAAAATTTATGGTAACTATTTTTATGCTGATTTGACACATGGAGATAATATTCAAAGAAAAGAAGAACTGTTAAAAAATATTGATGTCAGCCTTAAAAAAGTATCTGGCCTTGATTTATCATTGGAACAAAATGTAACTCAAGCAACTCAAGTTTTTAAACCATTTTATGAAGATCAATATCTTATGAAAGATATGGCCTTTACAAAAAACTATACAGCACAAAGAAATAGAGCTGAAGGTTTAAAGAATTCAACAGATGAAGAAAAACGTGGGATGTATTGGGCTGATGGTGTTGCTGCATTAGATTTTCAAAGAGAAGAATTTAAAGAATCTAATATAGGAGATACACTTAATATGGCAAATGCTAGTTACACTAACTATATTAATGTTCAAGAAAAAGCAATGAAGTTAACTAAAGAAGCTGGTTTATCAATTGAATCAGTAGACTTTAGTACAGATGGTAAATATATTGTTACAACTAAAAATGGTGAACAGTTAATGGAACCATTAAGTAAATTACTTGAATCTCAATTAGGATCAGATCCTGCTATTCAAGAAGTTTATAGAACACAAGCCTATGTAAATAGAAAAACATATGCTGCAGGTAATGCTGCTCAATTTGGTGGTGATAAGAATGCTGCTGAAATGAAATATCTTGAGACTAACTTTAACATGCTTAAAGCTCAACAACAAAAAAGATATGAGTCATTACAAGATGATTCAAAATCATATGAATCTAGAATTAAAGATATACAAAAACAAATTGATGCTGGTAGTAAAAATCCAGACTTACCTAAATCTTTAGCAAGTTTACAACAGGGTAAACAAATAAATGATGATGTACTTGCAAGAATACAAAAAGATAATGACTCTTTAAAGACAGATGAAAAAACTGCTACTACAACTACTGGATTTGTAAATCCTTATGGTGATATTAAATCATTAAGATGGAAAGTAGATAATGCTATGGCATCAATTTTAATGGAAAAAGATCTTGATGAGTCAGCTCAAATATTTGCTTTTAGAGATGCTAAACAAAGTATGGTAGCAGATCCATTTGCAGTAAGTGCACAGAATCATTCATATAGAATGCAAGAAGTTGCTTCTGCTAATGCAAGTAGAGAAAGAGTTGCTGCTATTAATAATGCAGCTGCTGATAAAAGAGCAAAGAATACATGGGATTTAAGTACAGGTGCATATCATTATGATACAGAAAAATATATTAAAGATGCTAATGGTGATGATATATTAAATCCTAATTATAATCAAGTTGTACCAAATGAATCTTATAGTAATACATTTAGTGAGTTTGAAGATAAAGATATTGCAACTGGAGAGATAAATGTTAAAAATTTAAGTAGAACAATTTCTCAAAGACAAACAGATCAATATGCTGTACCTTATATGCAACAGTCATTAGCTTTATTAGATAAGTTAGTAACAGAAGGTGTAATGACTAAAGATCAAGCTAACAAAATATTACATACTGAAAAAGATAAAACTATGACAATTGAGAAGTTCAATAAAGGACTTCAAGGTAATTCAGAATATTTTTTAAGAAATACAGTAGGTACAAATAGTTTAACTTGGATTAATAAAAAATTAAATTGGTGGGTAAAAAATAATAAAAGTGTAAGTGCTATTACTAAAGATGGTATTCCTGGTTATTCAAAAGCAAATGCTGACTTTAATAATTACATAGGTTATCTTGATGAAGATAAGAAATGGAGAAAAGACAGTTCAAAATTAGTTGAAGATAAACTTAAGTCTCAAGGATTAAAAAATGCACAATATTTATATAAACCTGATGGAACATTAAGAAGTGAAGCTGAATTTATGAAAGTTCTGCCTAAAGAAAGTAGAGAAGCTATAAATAACAAAGCAAACAAAGCTGCCGTAGATTATCTTACAGGTTTTTCTTTTGATAAAACTTGGACAGGTATTAAAGAAATATCTAAAATAGCACTAGCTACAACTACTATGAATACAGCTCCAGCAGAACTTGCTAAGGCACTTGCTAATTTACCGGTTGCTCAGCGTGAAGCATATAAAAGAAAAATTGAAGAAGCTAAAAAAGAAGCAGGAGGTTATGAAGCTTTACTAAGTGCAGCTGGTAAATCATATTCATCAGCAACTATGAAAAAAGTTCCACCAGGTATAAGTAGTATTGGTGAAATGAGTGGAGCTGGAGTATTTACTCCAAGTAGACAATCTATTAATGTAGCTCCATTAGCATTTGGTACTAAAGGAAATGGTTACTTTCATGAATTTGCAAGAGACTTTAGAAAAATAGATTTTGCAACATCTGGTATTAGCTTCCATGGAACAAGTAGTACTAAAGATACTGATGCAGGTAAAGCAATGATAAATGCTATGATTTCAGCAATGAATGATACTAAAAGTAAATTTAAACCCTTTAAAATGAGTAGTCAAGCAATTGCTGGAGGATCAAGTAATAAAGGTGCAATGATATTACATCCTGATGCCGAATGGTTACAAAATTATATGAAAAGTGAAAAAGGTACAGCTGGACTTATAACTGCAGATGATTATAATGCCATATTAACAAATGGTATTAGTGTTGTAAGTGATTCAAAAAACTGGACAAATGGTTTATATACTTCATCTTATTTAGATCCACTTCAATCTGTTGTAGAATCTAATCCTAATGGTTATGAATGGAATGATCCTTATGGTAACTATAATATGAAGATTAAAAAGAATACAATGGGCACTGGTGATTATAATATTCAAAGAACTTATAGATTATTAAATCAAGAAACAGGACAATATGAAGAAGTTTCAACTTTAAATAATACTAGTGTAATTGGTAATAATTTATCTAATGTTCAAAGAGGTATGTTTAATGAATCAGAAGAAGTAAGAACATATAATCAAGGATACTAATGGCAGAATCAAATACTCCTTTTAGTTCACTAGATGCATTAGGTTCTGGCTATGGTGGAATTGAAGCACCAAATTTAGATGAAAAAAGTTTATCTCCTTTTGAAGGTGAAAGACTATCTATGCCTACACCTGATTTTTCTAAGAGTCAACACTTTGTTCCAGTAGTACCTGGTTCAGATAATCTTGATAACAAACAACAACCTATTCATCAAGTTGTTGGAAATCCAGCACAAAAGCCAGCTACAAGTAAAAGATTATCTCCAAAAGAATTTGGTAAAGCTCTTGCAGCTAAAGGTGATGCTGTAATTCAAGCAAATCAAGATAAAAATGAATACTCAAGAATTTATTCTTATGATGCAGGTCCTGGTGGAAATGCATTCTATGATAGATATAAAGCATATGGTCAAGAGACTTTTGATAAAATAGGGTTTCATCCTTTCAGAGATAATGAGGCTATATTTAATGCTGGTACATCTGGATGGCAAGATACTAAAAGAATGATGAGTCATGCTTTTTGGCCTTTATTTTCAAGAGGTTTTGTATCAGGACCTAAGAGTTTAGCTAAAATGTTTCAAGGAGATTTTTCAGCTGATACAGAAGATGCTGAATTTTATTCTAGAGCAGCTGCAATTGGTAACTCTACTAAAGGTGGTGTTGGTGGATTCTTAAATAATACAGCAATGAGTTTTGGATATACAGCAGGTATTATAACAGAAGCTGTACTTGAAGAAGCTTTAGCAATTGGAGTAACTGCTGTAACCGGTGGTGGTGCTGCCCCAGCAGCATTTGTAGCAACAGCTAATGTTGGAAAAAATTTAGCAAGAGGTCTTAGAGGACTTGAATATGCAGCTGATGGTATGAAAGCTGTTAATGCTACTATTAAAGGAGTAGAAAGTGTTGGTGCTGCTAGAAGATTTTGGAATGCAGCAAGAGAAAGTACTGCTATTACTAAAACTGCAAGATTTTTAAATCCATTAGAACATCTTACTGATGCTGCAGTTAAGATTGCTAAAAATGAAAATAACTTAACAGGTTTAGCAAGATTAACAGATGCTGGTAGAAAAACTGTTGGAGGATTCTATGGTGAAGTAAGAGGAATTAACATGGCTTTATCTGAAGCTAGGTTAGAAGGTGGAATGAAACAAAATGATGTTTATAATAAGTTATATGATACTTATTATGCTAAACATAAAGAAGCACCATCTGATGCTTTACAACAAGACATGATGAATACTGCTAAAGAAGCAGGTATAAGTACACTACAATGGAATACTGCATTAATATTTATGTCTAATAAAATTGTATTAGATAATATTGTTGGTGTTAAAGGTAGAGGAGCAAGTTTTTTAGCTGCTAAAACAAAAGATGTATTAAACTTAGAAGGTGGTAAAATTGCAAGAACAACTGTAAAACAAACTTTAAAAAGTGGTAAAAAAATATTAGCACCTGTATTAAATTGGAGAAAACAAACATTAGTAAATACACTTAAATCATTTGCTAAAGATCCAATTAGAAAAAGTGTTACAGGAGGTATATCATATTTTAAAAAAAATATAACTGAGGCTTTACAAGAAAATGCACAAGATGTTATAGCACAAGCTACAGAAAGTTATTATATTGATTCTTTTTCAAATGATAAACTAGCTACATATGACTATGCAATGGGTCTTACAAAATCTGCTATCAAAGGTCAATTTACTGGTCAAGGTTTTGAAACATTTGCATCAGGTTTTGTAATGGGTATGTTTGCTGCACCATTAAACGGTGTACCACATTTATTAAATATTGGATATAATAAAGTTAAAAATCCTAAAGAATATGCTAAGTATGCAGCTATAAGAGATACCTATGGAAAAAACTTAGTTAATGAATTAAGTAATGTAGATATGGCAGATTTCTGGAATGCAAATGCTATTGGATTAGGTATGCAAGCTGGAGCAGAAACTGTAAGATTAACAGGTACTGAAAAACAATCAAGAGATGCAGCTGATGCTTCATTTAATAAAGCAATGATTAGAGCTGCAGATAATGATATGTTATTTCATTATAAAGAGACTTTAGAATCATATAAAGATTTAACAGCAGAAGAATTTGAAGAAGCTGTACCAAGTATACCAGCTGGAGAAGGTGCTAAGTATTTAGAAAAATTAGATACAGTTATTAGTAAGATTGATAGGATAGAACAAAAGCATGAGTATTATAAAAAGAATTTTCCTAATCCAATTAACTTAAGTCAATTAAATAAAAATAGTGCAGATTATAATGATGCCGTAACAACCCATCATGCATGGAATGTTGCAGTAGGTAATGCTGTATTTTTAAATGGGTCTTTTGATAATACAATGGAAAGGATGTCTAGTATTGTTAAAGATATTACATCTAATGGCCCACTTAAGAAAGCTACATTTAATGATATTAATGTTTTATTTGATAATAAAAAATTAATCAATGAAGTTGATATGCTTGAGACTAATATAGAAAGCTTAAAGACATTACCAAAAACTGCAGAAAATACAAGTAAAATAGCAATACAAACTAAAAAATTAGAAACACTTAAAAACTATAGAGATGAATTAAATGTATATCTTCAACTTGATAGAAATAAAAAGAATATAATTGATAAGTTTAAAAAAGAAAATCCAGATGCTTCAATTGAAGAACTGGAAGAAGAATATGATGAAGTACATAGTGAACAAAAAGATAAACTAGAAGCTGTTTATAAAGATTACTTAAAAGTATTAGCTAAAGAATCTAATGATCATATTTTTAATAAAGATATTGATGAATCTTTTGTAAAGTTAATTGACTTCCATTCATTAGAAAATGAGTCACAAGCACTTGTTGAAAATATAAATCTATTACATAATCCAAAAGAATTTGTAGAACATGTACAAAGAAATAAAGTTTGGATGAAAGATTTATATGATAACCGTAGAGAATACTATGAAGCATTAAAAGATCAAGAGTTTGATAAAAAAGAAGATAATGATTTACTTAATGGTCTAGCTAGTAGAGGTTTATATATTAGTGTAGATGATTTTCAAATGTGGCAACAGTTTGGTATCACACCAGAAGAGATTTATAATGATGTAAATAAAACTGTTATTAAAAGATCACATCCAGATTATAATGAGATTATAGCACCATTTGTAAATATTGCACAAATGAGATCTAAAAAATCTAATACAACTGTTAATAGTGAAGGAGTACAAGCTGAGTTAGATAGACTTGAGCAAATGGAAGCTGCACGGATTAATGAACTAGAAACTTTTGAAGTAAAAACAGAAACAGGTACTTTAACAGATGTAACTATTAAAGAACTTAATGATAATTTAGAAGCAGGAGAATATGCTGATACAGAATATACATCAGAAGAAGATGTACCAGGTAATCTAACTTTATATAAAGACATAGATATACTTAAAGTAGAAAACATTGATGGTGCTCCAATTGATATTAAAAGCTTTAGAGCACTATATGGTATTAATAAATTTGATAAAGTAACAACTTATACATTATCAAATCAACCAAATGCTGATGAAGTTGAAATTATTAAAAATGAATTTAATAAGTTAAGACAAGATGTAATTAATAAAAGTATTCAAAAAGGTACTCAAGACATGGAACCAATACTTGAAAAACCTATTGAACTTATTACTAATGAAACTCCATTGTCATCAATGCCTGTAGAGTTAAATAATAGTTTAGTAGCAGCTTTTGAAGATTTTGCTACATACAATGATATTGATATTACAAATCAAGATGACTATGATGCAGCAATTGAATCTTATATAAGATCAAATTTTGAAGCAGCTTCCATTATTGAAGAGTATAATAAGAATCAACAATTAGAAAAAGCTACTAAGTCTACAGATGAAGGTTATGAAATACCAAGATTAAATATTGGTAATGAACTTGTAAGTGCAGAAGACTTATCTGAATCTGTTTTAAGAGGATACTTAAAAAATCATGAAGTAGGGTTAGCAGAACTTGAAGCTAAGCCAGATAAAACATCTGAGGATGATTTACAAATTAGTCAGTATAAATTATTTATATCTAGATTAACTGATTACTTAGATAGAAGAGCTCAAGAAGGTTTTTCACCTGAACAAAAAGTTACTGTAGATGCAATACAAAAAATAATTACAGAAAATGCTAAAATAAAACGTACTCCACTAGGATATGAATTAGATGGTGTTGTAATGGAAAGAGTTACTAATGTAATTAATCAATTTAAAGAAAAGTATCAGCATGTAAATACAGATGAGATAACTATAAGTTTTAAAACTACATTACAAAAAGAAGGACTTACAGCAGAATCAATAAAAGCTTTTATTGACAATCTACGTGTACAAAAAGGATTAAGTGGATTTAGTGAATTTACATATACTGAAGTAGAAAAAGAATTAACAAGTATATTAAACAAAGGAGAAGAAATAAGTAATGAAGAATTACTAACTACAGTATTAGGACTTGTTGCTGAAAAAACTAATGAAGCCTCAAGAATTGCAGGTAACTATTTAGATGACCAGATAAGAAATTTATTTGATAATAAAGCTACAGTATTTAATGAAGATAACATAAGTAAAGAAGCTTATGATAATCTATTTAATACAGATCCTGATAATCAAGGTTACTTAGTTGATATAAAAGAATTAATAGATAGTAAAGGATTACATATTATATCTAGAGGTTATGGTAATAATGGTGTTATCTTATATGATAAAGAAGCTAAAGTGGCAGGTGAGGTAGATTTACTTGCTGTAGATAGATCTGGTAAAGTATTTATTATTGATGTTAAAACCGGTAAAGCTAGTAAGTGGAATAACTTTAATAATGAAAATGCTAAGTTCCCACAAAAGCCTGGGTACACTTTACAGCAATTAGCATACTCTAACTTGTTATTTAATTTAAGTGGCCTTAAAGCTAACATAAGTATCTTACCTGTTGAGATTGATTACAACAAAGAAACTGGTAAAGTTACTGATGCAAATAAACCAAAGTCAAAAACTTTATTAGAACCAGGTTCATATAGAATTCCTTTATTCCCAACTCAAGAACAAATAGATCAAATTGATTCTGTTATACCTAAGAAAGCTGAAGCAAAAACTGAAGATGATGTACAAAGAGAAACTTCTGAAGAAGGAACATCTCCTGCAGTAACTGCTCAACAAGAAGGTGCTCCAAAAGAAACTGAAACTGGTGTTGAACCAGAATTAGCAAAAGCAATTAGTGTAGCTAGTGTAGAACAGTTAGCTGTATTTAAACTAGCCATTGCAAAAGCAATTGCAAAGAATGCATTTACTAGTGAAGCTGTTAAAGAACTTCAAGATTTACTTGATATAAGAGAACAAGAATTAGCAGAAGGTGCTGTTACTAAATTAACTGAAAATAATATTGAAGTTGATACAAGACTTATTTCAAAAGAAGTTATCTTTACTGGTAAAACAAATACAAATTTATTTGCTAGTCAAGGTTCTGAAGTAAGAGTTGTCTCAATTAATCAAGATAAAGAAACAGTATTATTAAAAAGTATTGGAGCAGTAGTAAGACAGAAGACAATAAGTTTTGCAGAGTTAGATAAATTGTTTATATTAAAACAAACAGTTATGGAAGGTACAGAAACACCTATAGTTAAAACTACAGAGAAAGAAAAAGAATTTATTGAAGAGTCTTCAGATAATGTTAAAAATCTTTTAGTAGATTCTGCAAGAAAAACTGAATTAAAGAATGAAATAAAAGGTATGTCAATAGAACAATTAGACACTGCCTTATTTGAAGATATAACATCAGACTGTTAATAAAAGAATTATGATAAATTGTGCTCTTTCCACAGAAACTGTAGAGAAATTATATAAAAATATTTTTGGCCATATGCAAGATGCTGCATCAAAGGGTAATGCATTTGATGTAAATAAATATATTAAACATATTTTTAATGGTAAAGCTGATAAGTCTAGACCAGAAATAGCAGCAAAAATTGTTCAGCATATACCAAGAATGGTTATTGATATTACTAATACTGATTTCTTTGAAGTAGAAGACTTTGTTGACTTAAAAGTATTGCATAAATTAGGACAAGCATTTATGAATCCTAATAAAGGAATACAAAAAATTATATCTGATTATACTCCAACAACTGATAACAAAATACTTAAAAGTGTAGCTGAAACTAAACTAGAAGAAGCATTTAATATTGAAGAATTTGATGCTGAAGAAGGTGAGTTTAGTGAAAGATTTAAACCATATAGTTCTCTTACTAGTACATTTCAAGAATTTTTAGCAGTTGATCCTACTTCAAAAAATATTACAGATGTTGAGCAAATTGATGAATCTAAAAAAATAATATACACTACTCTTAGTGCTATTAAAGAAACAATGAATCCACAGCAAACTGTTGCTGATGATTTAATATATGAAGGAGTAAGTATTAAAGTTAAGGCTATTCCTTTATCTTCTATACCACAAGCAGAACTAGATGACTATACTAGAAATTTAGTTGTAAAATCAAAATCAATAAAAAAACAAGGTACCAATCTTGAGGGTGTAACTCCAACAGATAACATGGTTGCTTTAGTTATTTCAAATGCAAATGGAGAATCTTTATATTTTGATTCTGAAGGGCACATAAGTTCAAAAGAAGAAGGTGGAAAACTAGTGTATCAGTTTTTAAGAGATGCTAGAAAAAAAGGAAATGCATATACAGTAACAGATATATATGGTAAAGAAGATCAAATTCTTGATCCATATGAGATTGCTGTTAATACATATGACAAAGCTATAGATGGTACTTTTACTAACTATTATAACTCAATAAAAGTATCACAACAAGAAGACTTTAAAAAAATATATGAATTTAAAGAGTCTGTATTAAAAGATAAGAAAGGTGTACTAATACCACTTTTAGGAATCAGTGATGGTTTACCTGAATCAATAACTGGTAGTAAGTTGATGTTAAATAAAATTACTTCACTATCCGGAGTTAACCGTAGTACATTTAAATCTATAAAAACTATTCAACAGAGTAGAGGTATTTTTAAGAAAGGTTATGCAAGCATAATATTAAATGGTAATGAATTTATTGTTGATAGAGCTGATGTACCTAGTGAAATTGCATTACAAGTATCACAAGTATTGACTAGTAAAGATTTTACTTTCTCAGAAAGAATGGATTTTTACAAACAATTTTTTAGCAATGACTTACAGGCAACTACAAGAAGACATGAGACTGCAGGTAAAATAGAGAATAAAGAATTTTGGTTTAACTATTCTGATGAAACATCACAAGAACAAAAGCAAAGAAACTTTCTTGAAAACTCAATTAACTTATCACAAGAATCTGTAAACAATAAAACTGTAGATGAGTTAGCAGCAGATGCCGCAGCAATCTATGATGTATTAATGTCAGGTAAAGGTGCTAAAAAAAGATACCCGGCTAAGATGAATTTTAATTCAGACTTACTTAAGGATGAGCGTTATATGACATATAATGTTGATACTAATAGTATTGAGTTTAAAGATTACATTGATTTTATTAAAGATTTAAAAACAGAAATAAGTATTAATAGTGGAGATCCTGGTGTATTTAATACATATATGGAGTTTGCTTTACCTTCTAAATTTCTTAGTACAGTTGATAAAGTTAAAGAAGAATTAAAAGAAGATACAAGTTCTGATACAAAAAAAGTAAAAGATAGTATAGTAGAAGTATTAAAAGAATCTGGAGGAGTAATTGATGCTGATGTAGCTTCTGTTAAAAAAGGTTTTTATAAAGTACACTATGCAAACTTTAAAGTTAATGTACCGGGTGTTACTGAAGAAGCTAAAGTTTATTTTCATAATAAAACTGCATTGATTTCAGTTGGTGGTAAAACTTATCAAGATCCTACATGGCCAAAAGAAGGTAACTTAGTAAGATTAGTATTAAAGCCAGAGTTAACTATACCGTCCGGAGAAATAATTACAAATGTAATTGAAGTATTTGCAGTTAATGAAGACGGGACACAAGGAGCTTATCTTGGTTCTGTTGCAGAAACTGAATACAATACAAAGAATGAAACTCCAAAGTTAGAAGATGAAGTTGAAGAACAAGAAGTTATTGCATCAGAGGAAAAAGAAACAATACCTGAACTTGAAGATGCAGTTATCTTAACTAGTCCAATTAAACCTACTAGTAAAACATCAAGAGCTGCTTCATTACTTAATCAAAATATTGCTGGATTAGATAGATCAACAAAATTAAGTGGAGATGTAACTGTTGAAGATGTAGAAAACGCTAATAACTGGTGGAATAGTTCACCTTTAAATAAATATATTACACTTGATCATGCAGCTAATTTAGTTAACTCAGATGCATTTGCAAGATTTACAGTAGCTGGAGCAACTCTAATAGATTCAAATATACTAGGTAATATATCTATTTATCAAAAAGGTAGTATGGTTGATGTATACCATGAGGCATGGCATGGATTTTCTCAATTATATCTTACTCAAAAAGAAAAGCTTAAATTATATAATGATATAAGAGAATATAAAGATAAGTCAGGTAATACACCTTATGCAAATAAATCATTCTTTGAAGTTGAAGAAATGATTGCTGAAGACTTTAGAACTTATGCAAAAGATCCAAAAACATTTAAAGCAAAAGTACCTGTTCAAAAAACTATATTTCAAAAGATACTAGATTTTTTATATAAACTATTTGGAGGTAAGATTAATACAAAAGATGTTGTAGTAGGTAATTACCCAGTATCAGTAACTGAAATGTTTGATGCATTATATCTTGCAAGTAAAGACCCAAGTCTATTAAATAAGTATAGTCCTTCTATAGACAATGTAATGTGGGATTTACTTAATAGAGGTGTAGAAAAAGTAAATGATAGAGATATAGATGTATTAACTAAACAAGAAGCCAACCTTATATCTAATAGTATTGATTCTATTCTATCTGATTATGTAGATGCAAATCATGATGCTAGAGTTAGTAATGGTAAAGAAGTTACTAAGTCAGGTACATTAGTTTTATTATCAGAAGAAAAAGATGCGGATGGTATTACTAATAGAAGCAAAGCCTATGGTTATGTTAAAGCTGTATTAGAAGATAAATTAGATGAGCTTAATGATGAGTTAGGTACAATAACAGATAAATCATTTAGTGAAATTAAAACTATAGAAGATCTAGAAGGTGAATCTATTGCTGTTATCCGTAGTAAATCAGGAGAAGATAAATATATATTCTTAAATAGTCAAGTTGAAAACTTTAACAATTTAACTCCAGATATAAAACAAGGAGAAAGAGTTAAAGGAGAAAAGTATAAAGGATCAATTGAAATTATATCAGATTTTTATAAGCATAATAATATCATAATAAATGATAAAAATGTAAGTATAATAGTTGTTAATGATGTTAGAGATGCTAAAGCTCAATTTGATAACTATGTAAAAGGTGGAGCTAAAGATTTTGTATCAATTGAAATAAAAGAAGATGGTCCTGTATATACAGACTTAACTTCTGACCAAGAAGATTTACTTGACAACATTAGAATCTTACAAAATACAATTAATAACTGGGGAGATGAGAAATCCGGAGTTATGAAATACCATGCTGATAATAGTAGATTTGACTTAATCCGTGAAAAGTATATTGATGTAAACTATGGTGATGAAGAGTTAGATGAAGATGGTAATATTATAGATGAGACAGATGTTACAGATGGTAAAGATAGTGCTGGTATAGTTGATAAAGCTGTAGGTAAAAAATCTGCTGAACAGTTTGCAGGTAAAGAAACATTATATATTGTTAAGAGTTTATTTAAAATTACAAATGGTAAAACAGTAGATAATAAATTAGGCTTTAAAGAACTTGTAGATTTTAATAAAATTTGGGGAATACTATTAAGAGAAGTTGGTGGTGTTAAAAATAGAGAAGTTGCCTTTAATAAATTAAAAGAAGCTTCAGTAACATATGCACCAGAATTAAAACAATTAGTAGAAAAGAAATTACCGGATCCAACTAAAATTAAACATACATCAGAATTTAATGTAAGTGCTGCTTTCTGGCAAGATTTAAGTTTATCAGATATACCTTATACTCAATTAACTGCATTCCCTGTAAAAGAAATGCTTATAAATGAAGATACAGGATATCCAGAATCTACAATAACTGGGTTTACTATGGAAGTAACAGATGCTTCTATTGAACCAAGTAATGTTATAAGGGGTTTTCAAGCTACATTTAAAACTATACAACCTGAAGATAATCCATACATCACTAAAGTAGATAACATAACTATGTTAACTAAACTAAATGCTTTAGTAAAAAACTATGAAGACAAACACAATCCAGGTTCATTAAATATTAAAGGTTCTCTTGGATTTGCAAGATCAATTGGTGTATATTTAGATAACTTAGATGAAATAAAAAATGAATTAGAAACTAATTCTGAGTATTATGGTCTTCAATATATCTATCAAATTGTTAAAGATTTAGCTGATATACAAGCAAAACCATTTGGTGCTAGTGCAGATGCACAAAAAGTATTAAGAGACTTTGTAATTGATCCACTTGCTGTACTTAAAAGTAAAATACCAAAAGGTGTTATTAAAAGTCTAAAAGGTGTTGAAGTATATCAAAAAAATATACTTGACAGACTAGCTGGATTACAAGCACAATTTGGATTAGAAACTAAAGGTAAAGGAGTATTTAATGCTGCTGGAGATATGGTCTTTCCTTTTGTACAAGACTTTTCAGTATCAAGAAAAATTGATGCTTTAAACAGTGTTGAAAATCTTACTGATTGTTGGATTAAAGATGAGTTTAAATATATGAGATATTTAAATCCAACAATATCTAGCTTTACTAACTATTCTCAAATATTAAAAAGTGTATTTAACTATGAGACTGGTAAGATAGATGAAGGCCAAAAAGATAGAAGAAATGAAAGGTCATTAGATTTAAGCATGGTGTCAGGAACACAGGTTGCTGAATTTAATGAAGGTACAAATACATCTGACTTAGATAAATCAAGTAAGTTTTTACAAGAAATGCACACTATGTTAAAGGGTGGACTTCAAGAATTTATTAGAGCTGCAGGTAAGAAGACATCTATTGGTGTAAGAGTAAAAGGTGGTCTTATTAAAGATAAAGGAAAAGACAGTAACTTGTATGTTGATGTTGACATGTTTGACAGTGAACAAACTGGAGACATCTATGCTGCAAATAAAATCCTTATGCCTTATATTGCTTCTGAGTTTGAAAGAATTCAAAAGTTTAAAAACAATAGAGAAGAATTTAAAAAGTATACAGGATACAATAGAAAAGTTGGAGGAACAAAAGAAAATCCTATATATGCAGGAGAAGTATTTACAGCATTTGATAAAGTATTAAAAGAAAAAACTAAAGAATTATTACTTAGTGAAGCTACTGTAAAAGGAGTAAATGAAACTCCAGGAGGATTAACAATTTATTTAAGAAAAAATACTGAACTAAGACAAAAAATTGAGAGTGATATCTTAGAATACTTTAATGAGCAAACATCAAGTAACTTAACTAATTTAGTAAACAATAAATACATTGATAAATCTTTAATTGAAAAAACTAATTCTCCAAATTTAACAGAACAAGAACAAGAGTACATGTTAGTTAAAGCATTTACTTATAATTCTTGGATACATAACTTTGAAACTGTAAATCTATTTATAGGTGAGATGTCACAGTTTAATCATGATAAAGAAAATCTACACAAAAGAAATACTGGAGCACAATCTGGTGGTAGAAAAATCTTAACTGATGAATGGGCTCAAAATTTTGTTAATGATGTTTTAAATAAAAAAAGTTATGGTGTAAAATTAGCTAAAACTCTTGGAGAAGATTATAATCAATTCTTTTATGATGGTACATTTAATACAGCTATACTTAAGGATGTAGAGAGACCTTCTATTTATTTAGATGATATAGAAGCTGGATTAAGAAAAGACTATGCATTAAGTTTAAAGGGTTCAGGTAAATCTAAAGAAGAGATACAAGAAATTATAGATAACAATATTAAAAAAGACCGTAAAGCTTATGAAGAAATGAATGAGGCTGACGGTGCAGGATATATTACTATTGATGCTTATAGAACTCTTAAAACATTAGAAAATAATTGGTCTCATAAACAAGAAGCTTTATATCAAGATGAAATAAATGGAAGAGAGATAACTTCATCACAAATAGAAGAATTTTTCCCGGTGTATAAACTACAGAATTATGGAGAATTAGCAAATAAAACACTTGCTCCTGTAACAGCAATGCATAAATTTGCACTTTCACCACTTATCCCATCTGAAGTTAAAGGTTCTGAATTAGAACATTTGCATAAAGAGATGATGAGAAACAATATTCAGTATGCAACATTTGAATCTGGATCTAAAGTAGGAAATATTACATCTAATGGTGAACCTGATCAAATATTTACTGATGATACTCAAACTAAACTAAAAGATAAATTAACTCTTACAAAGAATACTATATATTTAGAATATCTTAAAAATGTTACAGAAGTAAATAATAAATTTAAAGGTAAAATTACTTTCCCAACTCAATTAAGAGGTTTAATACTTGATGGTTTATATGAACAAGGAGCACTTGCTTATGATAAACATGCTGCATTAGCTAAAACATATCATGATGACGTTGCTAATTACACTGAATTATTAAAGATTGAATTACTTGATGAGATTCAATGGGAAGAAAAGAATGGAAAATATACAGGAGAATTTACTAAGTTATTATCTCTAGTACAAAAAGAATTATCAAAAAGAGATATGCCAGAACATCTAGTTAAGATGATTGGTGTTAATGATGATGGTAGTCTTAAAACAGATTTATCTTTACATCTTGAAGCTGATACAATTGAAAAAATATTATTATCAGTAATTAATAAAAGATTAATTAAACAAAAAGTTAAAGGTGAAGCTTTTGTACAAGTTCCATCAAGTATGTATAATGGCTTATGGGATACTAAAGCAAATCTTAAAACTGCTACAGAAGCAGAAAAAAAGAAATATTTAGGTTCAAACAACTTACCATTTTATAGACCCGGAGAAAATGGAAATACAGATGCAATGAAAATTGCTATTGCTTTCCAAGGAGACTTCATTAATTTATTAAATGTTAAATTTAATGAAGAACAAATTGGTACTCTAGAAAGATTAAATGAAGCTATTAAAGATGATAACTGGTTAAACACTGGAGACAATAGAAAATTAATTACATTATCAGGAGCACGTATTCCAATTCAAAACTTAAACTCATTAGAATTTGCTGAGGTATATCATTTCATGAATCCTTCAGCAGGTAATAAGATTGTTGTACCATCAGAAATTGTTGCTAAATCAGGATCTGACTTTGACGTTGATAAGCTTTATTTCATGATGCCGCACATTGATGGTAGAGGAAATTATGTTAAATCAAGTAAGACTAATACAGAATTATCAAAGGAACTTGCTTCTTTAAAAGGGAAACTGGTTACTGATAAGACTGCGCCAAATGCAAAGGGACTTATAGGTAAGCAAAAAGCTGCATTAGAAAACAAAATTATTGAGACAACTGCAGAGTTACTTGCAATACCAGAAAACTATGCATCATTAGTAAGACCAAATGATACATATTTATTAAAACTTATTGCTGATGACATTCAAAAATATGTTACAGAATATAATAGATACAATGTAGCACATGGTGAAACAGAAAGAGTTAATGCAAAAGATGATACTAAAAGAGCAATATCTCCTAGTACAACATTAGAGATTGGATATAATCTTGATAAGCATGATAAAAATATGACAGCAAAAGCTGCATTAGGTATTGATGCTCAGGATAATAAACAACACCCAATATGGAACTCTGTTGGTGCTAAAATGCCAGCTACATATAAAGAATCAGACTTTGATGATGTAACTAATACAGCAGTAGAAGGTGAAGATGATTATGATGTACGTTTACTTGTAAGACATAACACATTGATAAACAAGAAAGGCCAAAAGGTTATTTCTTTATCACATAGATATGACCAGGATAATGTACGTATTGCTGATACAAGATCACATAAAATGAATGGTCAACTTGATGCTGAGGCAGACCCATGGGTAGCTGATGTTCAAGCAGATCTTGAGACTACACCTGTATTAAATTATTTAATGAACGCAGGAGTACCATCAAAAGATGCTATATATTTTGTTGCTAATCCACTAGTAAGAGAGTATGGCCTTCAACAAAAATTATTAAAAAGTACATTCTCTACTATTATTAATAAAGCAGTTACAGAAGAAAATTTTGTTCAGTATAAAGCTGCAGATGCAGTAGTTACTAAGTTTATACCTTTTGGGATACAAGCACAAATACTTTCACAAATAGCAAATATTAAAATTGATAAGTTTTTAAATAAACTTAAAAACAATGATACAGTATATGTAAATACAAGTTTTAAACAACCAAATTGGAAAGAAATAAGTGTTAAAGAATTAAAAGCATTACTTAATACAGATAGTAAACTATATGATAAAATTGCTGGATTAATTAACAAGTCAACTCATTCAGTTTATAAAGCTTCAAGATCATTAATAACTAATGGTAACTACTATTATGCAGCTAAAATTGCATCTGAAATGGCTGGTATTAAACCAGGTCAATCATTTAGTACAGAAGACATGATATCTATTGTTGAGAAAGGTGCTATTAAAGAAAATCAAATGAAATCAATTGCAATGTTCTTGCATTTTATTGAGATTCAAAAATACATTAAAGGTATTGGTGCAGTTATGCGTCAAGCAAATCCGGATACTAAAATATCTAAGACTGTACAACAAATAAAAAAGAGAGATGCAAACTATGAGATTGCATTAGCATCATCAAAGTCTGATGAAGATCTATTAAAAGATTTAAAAGAAAAATCTATCTTAAGTTCATTCTATCTTAATGATTTATCAATTGATATTATTGAACCATTATTTCCATTAAGATTAAATAAAGATATCTCACAATACATTAGTGATAGATTAACTTTAAGCAAATCTACAATAGCAAAGAAATTTGGTAAAGGTGCAGATGGACAAGAAAAGTTTAGTAGTCAGTTTAATAATGGAGTTATACAGTATATTTTTCAAAATTACATGTCAAACTTTATTAATGCTAATGGAGATGTAGTTACTATACCTGATACCTACAGAAGTATGAAAGTTGTTAAAAGTAAAAATTTAACAAGAGGTATTGAAATAGTTAATGGTCAGATACTTATAGATGAAAAAACATTAGAAAAAGACTTTAAAGATAAACTATATATAAAAGAAGTAGAGGATACAAATAATTATGCAGCAAGAGGTTTACAACCTTTTACAATAGCAGATGATCCATTTCCATCACAGTCTTCTTATAATAGATATGTATTTGAAAGAGAGTTTTTAAGAACTAAATATCCAGAAGTAACAGAATTTTACTTAAATCAAAGAGCATTAACAAATGTATTTAATGCTAAAGCAATTATGGGTACAAATGAGTACTCATATACTGATCAAGTAATGAGTATTATTAATTCATTTCCTAAATTAAAAGATAAATTTCCTGTGCTAGCTCAAATAGCACCTGCACCATATAAAAATAAAGTTGGAGAAAATATTAAAGTACTTCAACTTAATGATAAGAAGATGGCAGTTGGTGAATTGGCAGAAATATATAATCAAAATCTTAAACAACTTGCTGATGTAAATATTAGAAAAGTAAAAGATATAGTTGAGAATCAAAAAATTAGTGATGTATTTAAAGTATTCTCATTAATGATGATACATCAACATGGTGTTGGATTTAGTAAGTATGGTTTCCCTAAAATATTAGATGAAGCTATATATGTAGATGTAATGAGAAATGCTTCAACTAATTTTATGGCAAATCACATTAATGCACCTACTCTAAATACTATATTTAATAAAGTTGTTAGTACTGATCAATTTCAAAACTATGTTGCTGCTCCTGCAGATTATAATAATCCAACAGCCGGAGTATATAGTAATGACATTACTACAGAAGTAAGAAATGAATTAAATAAATATAAAGATAATAATGAAGTTGGAAAAGTAACTGAATTATTTGCATCATTAGAAGATATACATATATTACGTATACCAAAAGATGCAACTAATGGGTTGTATTTAGACAATGCTTATAATGTATATGCACCATTGAGTCCAGGTAACTTTAAAGAAGCAATTACTATGCTTGAAAGTATGGGAACTGATATAGATGCAATGCCAGATCTATTCTATGATTTTGCAAATGATATAGAAGTTAGTATATCTGATTTTTATGATATGATTAAACCTCAATTAGAAGGTGATCCTATTATTGAAGAAGTAGAAATAGGTATGACTACTGGTGTACCATTAGGTCTTAAACTTTCAATAGATAAGAAAGGTAAAGATCAAGGTAAAGCTGATTTAGTTAATGCTGTAATTTCATATCCAAATCCAAACACATCTAGTTATCAATATCTAGTAGATGCTATGAACCAAAAAGTTCCGGTAAATGAACAAATTGTAAATGGTCCAGATGTAATAGCTATGGTATCTGTAAATGGTAATGGTAAAGCAACAGAAGATCAAATTGAATATACTATATCACATGCACAAGAAATCTTGGATGCAGGTGGTACTATTATAATGGATTCAACTTTTGATGCTACTAGACCATGGAATAAAACAGGTGAAGCATTAGTACAAGAAGGTATTGGAAACCCAACAGGTCAAACATCTTTAGGATATAACTATTGGGGACCTAATCCAGAACCTACTACTCAACCATCTGCTAGTGTTAAACCTACTGTTAAGGATCTTTCCAGATGGGCTGATATAAAAGATGCTACAACACCTTATACAGATAAAGGTATTGTTGTAACAAGAGTCGGTACTACAGATAACCAATTTGGAAATCCTTTTATAGGTTCAAAACGTAGAGATAAGCAAGGTAATCTTGTAGAGTCTAAAGTAGATAACATTACTGTATTTAATACTATTGATGAAGCTGACCAAGCATATAGAGATTGGTTAGAAGGTACTAAGCATCAGAATATTGAGCCATTAAGAAGAAAATGGATATTAAAACAAATTGCTGATGGTAAGCTTGATGGTAAAACATTATTGTACTATAAACCTATGGAGGTTACAAACAATGATGGAACTATTGTAAAAGGTGGTTATCACTCTCATGCTGATACACTTGCTGAAATAGTAGAGGAATTAAGATCTACTCAATCATCTACTAGTGTTAAAGAAGGAGTATCAGAACTATTTGAATCTACTCCTGAATTAGCTAATGCTGTATATGAAGCTTTAGGTATATATAATGTATGGCACGCATCTGATAAAAAAATAGATAAATTTATTTCTGAAAATGTAGAAGGCTATTTTGCTAATGTCAAAAAAGGATCTCCAAAAGCTGTATTCTTTACAGCTGATAAGGCTCCTCAAGAATCCTTTTTATCTAAAAGAGAATATCAAGAACAATTTGCAGTTAAAATGGATAACCCTTTAGTTGTTGATACTAAAACTGGTTATTCTAGAGATACTGAAAGTTTTAAAGAATTAGTAGATAGAGCTTTATTAAATAATTATGATGGTGTAATTGTTAAAAATGTTGATGATAATGGATTTGTTGGAGATGTTTATATTTCTCTTAACGCAGAGAAAATTAGTAAAATAACCCCACAACAAAAACAACAAGCTCAACAACAATATTCAAATTATCTTGAACAAAACCCCAATGGTAATATAGAAGGATTTAAAAAATTTGTTACTCAATCATCTACTAGTGTTGAAATAGAACCTACACAAACTGTTATATCTAATTTTTATTCTAACTTAACAGAAAAAGAAAAAGAAAAATTAGGTAACTTAGATGAATTAATTGATGATTATGTACAAATGTATGAAGGTACTATGTCTGAAGAACAATATATTGAAAACGTATTAAAATGTAATTTATAATGGCACGTTGTATAATAACTAGCTCACCACAATTTAAATCACTTGAAAAAGTGTATGGAACTAAACTTGCTCAAAGTTTCATTATCAATTACTCAATTGATGTAATGAAAGTAGCAGCAGATGAAGACTATTATTATCCTTCTAAAATAGAAATAAGAGATTGGTTGACTGCTACAAGAAGTAAAATTATTAATAATGTTACAACAGCTTTAAGAGTAAATCCATATTTAAATGAGCATGCTATTAAGTCTTTATTAAAAGGTGTTATACATCAACTTGACGGTAAACAATATATAACAAGAGGTACTTCTAACTATGGTTCTACAGTTGAAACTGCAGCAGCATACAACTTAATATTTAAACCTAATTTAGATTTACTTACAGGGTTAGCAAAAAGATTTCCAAATATTTTTGAGATCACAGATAGAACAGATAACTTATATACTAAAGAAGTTATAATTAATCCTATTAATGATAGAGATGAAGCATATGCAGTAGAAGATAGAGCATCAACTATTGAAAGTTTTATGAATTCATATCCTGAAGCTAGAAAAACATTAGAGAATGAAAGAATACTTGAGGTTGCAGATAAGTTAGCTCAAAAATTACAACAAGCAACTGGTGTACCATATGAATTTATTAAACCAGAAGATGCATATGAAATTTTATTAGATACTAAAACACCATATGATAGTCAAGCTGCATTTTATTTTAATAATAAAATATATTTTGTTGGAGATTATTTAACTCCGGATAGTGTACTACATGAATATGGACATCCATTAATAAAAACATTATCTATATCTAATAGACCTTTATTTGATAATTTATACAGACAATTAGAAGCAGATACAACTGGAGCAGCTATTATTGCTGAAGTAAAAGCAAAGTACCCTGAACTATTTAATGCAGAGAATGATTCAGAAAATGATAGATTTAAAGAAGAATGTTTAGTAACTGCACTTGCAAGAGATGCAGAATCTAAAGTTGATAAATTGATTGAAACTGAATCAGGTTTTAGAAAGTTTATGACAAATCTTATATATGCTATTAAACAAGTTTTAAAATCTATTGTAAAAAAAGTTAACTTAAAAACTTTATCCTCATCAACTACATTAAAACAACTATCTGATATGATAGTAAGTGAAGACTTTGTTGTAGATAAAATTGTATTTGATGAATCTGATTTTGCTGAATTTAAAAAAGAAATAGATACTATAAATCAACAGTTTAGTAAAGTTACCCCGGAAACATTAACTAAAACAGTTAATGACTTCTATAATAGAATACTAGTAATAGCTGAAGCTGTAAAAAAATCTCCTAATGTTCTTAAACAAGAATTAAAAGGTAAAGATGGTACTAAGATATTTAATTATATTAAAGGGTATATGCGCAGAACTGGTGCAGTTACAGCTAATATAAATAATATTGAAGTTGAAGATGTAATAAATGCATCAGTAGACATGAACCTTAAATTTAGAAATCAATCACTAGCACTATATAATTCTATAAATGAAATAAATATGTTTACAGAAAATGTAGACAATATATTAGACTCATTTAATAATTTAGAAAACTATACAGCAAATGATGTAATACCAAAAATTAATTACTACTCAAATATTTTATCTGCTAATAGTGATCTTGTTCAAAGTATAAAGAAAACAATAGGATTAAGTAAAAATAATGAGTTTATTAAAATTTTAAATGGTATCAGCCATACTATAGGAGAATCACAAGATAAAATTAAAGCTCTTCAAAAAAGATTTATAGTTGAGTTTTATGGTGAAGAAACTGAAGGTATGAATCAAAGTGTAGAAGAAAGATTTAAAGCTAATGTAACTCAGTTTCTTAAAACAGAACAAATTGATGATGCCACTATTGAAGCATTTATAAATAAAATTATAACTAATCCTGATGGTTTAGTATTTTCAATTGAAGAAGTAGGTGTACCTGTATCTAAAGGCGTAGGTAGAGAGATAGTAGACTCAGTAAGAGAATATTATTTAAAAAGATTAGGTGAAAGTAATTTAACTTCATACCTATCTGGTGAAAAGAAAGATGTAAATTACTTTGGCTCTATGTTTGCACCATATATGTATATGAATGACCCTATTATTGCAGGTGGAGCTAGAAGTTTAAACAATGCATTAGCCGGTGTACAAAGAGCTAATCTTAAACAAAAAGATCAAAATGCTAATATATTAGTACCAAAATTAAAAGCAGTTAACTATACAGGTAATAATGTATCTGCAGTTGCTAATAAAATATTATTTACAGATAAAATTGGATACAAGAATTCTAAGACTGGTGAGTTTGAAGAAAAAGAAGTACTTGCATGGCATCAGTTACATAAGAACTATAGATATGATAGAAATAAACTTCAGTTTGAATATGAACAAGCTTTAGAAAAAAATGATCCTATAGCTATTAAGGAAGCATTTCAAGCAGCTGAAAAGTTCCAAGAAGATTACATGTATAGAGAATTTAAAAAAGAAGTCTATGATGTAAAAAAAATGTGGACACAGTCAAATGAAGTAATACATCCTGAAACAAAACAAGCATTTATTGTTGATGCAGAAACTTCTTTTGAAGCACAAAGAGAAATGCAAGCACAAAGAGAAAATCTTAATGCTTTAAGTGCAAGTGATACAGATGAGTTAGCTGACATGCAAAAAATGACTCAGTATACTATTGCTAACATGGAATATAAAAAATTATATGATGTTAGAAATCCTGATGGTACATTAAAAACTGGTAAAGAACTTGAAAAAGTATTAGTAAGAAAAAAATATAGAACAGAGTCTGGTAAATTTTATGAGTCATTTGTTGACCAAGATAGAATACAAAAAGATTTTGATAACTATATATCTAGACTTGCTTCAGTAGGTATTACTTTAGAAGATACACCTGATGAATTTGATGAAGAGATTAGTAAATGGGAAAAGCAAAACTTTAGAACAGCTTATACTCAAGAATATTATAATGCTAAAACAAGGGCCCAAGAACAAATAAAAAGTATTCTTAATAAGCCAGGTGCTAAGAAAACTGAAGTAGCACAAAAACTTGCTGATTTATATACTGATAGATCTCAATTAGTAAATCAAATTACTGATAAGAATGGTCAAGCAAATGGACTACAAGTTGCACCTGAAACATTAAAAAGACTTAAAAAAATAGAAGAAGATATTGTAGGTTTAGAAGAAAAGTATGATAAATATACAGGTTTAACAAAAGCTGAGTCTTCTTTATTACAGTCATATAAAAATAAATTAAAAAATGATATTGCATTAACTCAAGAAGAATCTGATGAATATAATACATTATTTAATACTGTAAATGAAATGGGACTTGGTGCCCTTGAACAAGAACAACTAAGTACACAATACAAAATATTAGGTGCATTAAATTCTAAAGAACCAACTGAATACTATATTGAAGCTATCAATTATGTATTAAGAGGTTTAGACATGGATGAGATTACTATAGATAATGCAGATGACTGGATTAATTCACCTAAACTTATTGAGGCTATGGGTAAAAGTGAAGACTTTAGAAATTGGTTTTTACTTAATCATTATGAAAAAGAATCTTGGGATTCAGCATACAAAACTAAAAGCCCTAAACTATTTAGAACTGCAGTATGGACAGTATCAAAGCCTAATGACGATGCTAGTTATAAAACTACAACTCTTATAAATCCTATAACAGGAAAAGAGATGGTAATTAAAGGTGTTCCGGGATCAAAGTATATCTATAATAATGTTAAGAAAGAATATAAAACTGGATATAATCCTGTTACAGATACTGTAGATTTAATAGTAGGTAAACACATTACTAATATAAGTAAAAATGATTTTCTACCAAGAGACTATAATCCTAGAGAAGCAGATAGTGCAGTTGATAATAAATATATAAACCAAGAGTATGTAGCAATGAAAAATGCTAATACACCTGAATTTCAATTAGTAGATTCTATTACTAAGTTAATTCTTAGTGGACAAAAAGATTTTTTAAAAGGTGGTAAATTATATTTAGATTATCCTAGAATGTATCATAGATCTAATCTTGAATTGATACAAGCTGGAAAAGTAGGAGAAAAATTTAATATTGTAAAAGAAGCTGCCTTAAGATTAGTTGATAAAACTAAAAGACCTGATGCTCAAGCACAAGGATTTAACTTTGATGTAGATCAAATATTAGTTACAACAGATTTATCCGGTGAACCAATATCTAGAATTCCTATTGATGGTTTATCTAACCTTGATAAAAAAGATGTATCACTTGATTTCTTAAGAGCTTTTGAAGATTACCTAGCTTCAGGTAATGAGCAAACTGCTAAAAATGAATTGCTTCCTTTATTTCAAACTATATCTGATGTTATTAATGATCCAGATAATGCTAATAAAGATATTAAATTAGCTAGTAGACAAGTTAAAAAAGCAACAGGTTTACTTTCATTAGTAAAAACTAATAGTGCTAGTAAAAGAGGTAAAGCATTTGATTATCTTTTAGATAAAATATTCTACGGTAAAAAGAATAATCAATACATGGATGAACATGTCATGGTAACTAAAATTACTAATATGATAATGAGTGCATCTAGTAGATCTATTATTGGTATGGATATGGTTTCTGCAGCTAAACAAAGATTTGGACAAAAATGGCAAAATATAATTGAAGGTGCTGGAGGTGATTCAGTTACTTATAAATCATTAGCATTAGGAAAAGCAAAATCATTAAAAACTATATATGAGTTAATGTCTGGTGGAGTATATAGTGTGGGCCCTAAAAGTTTAAATATTCAGATGATGGAATATTTTGATCCTATTACAGGTAAAACTGATAAAGATTTTAGTAAATCTGCATCAAGAACTTTTACAAAAGATATGCTTGACATGACTTTTATGTATGACATAAGAAGAATGGCAGAACTTGAAGGTGGTTTAGCTTTGTATGAAGGTATGATGCATAACAAATGGATTGATCAAACTCAACCTGATGGTTCTGTAAAAAAAATACTTTATGCTACAGCATTTGAATTAGATGATAATAATATTATTAAGTTAAAAGATGGTATAAATCCTGAATGGGGGTTACATGCAATTAAGCATGAGTTTGCAGCAGGAGATACTCTAGCATCTATTGCTAAAAAATATAATACTACAGTAGAAGAATTAAAAGCTAAAAATAAAATTATTAATGAATCTAAGTTAACAGAAGGAGATACTATTCAAATTTCTAATAGTGTTTTATTTAATGATTTTAGATTAAAAATACAAGATAGAGGTTATAAATTAAATGGTTTAATAGATGACTTTAACTCACCACAAGCTGGTCAGTATTTAGGATGGAAATTTTTTACTTTTTATAAAAACTTTGCTGGAGGTTTTCTACTTAATAGATTCCAAATGGATATGTCAAAAGGAAACATAGGAGGAGCTGTTTATAACTTTGGAAGTAACACTTTAACTAAAGGTTATTATATATCTGCTTATCAAGGTATGTTAAAAATGATTAAAAACTTACATAAAGGTTGGCCATTACTTACTAAAGAAGAAAAAATGGGTATGGCTAAAACATTAATGGAAGGTGCACTTATTGCTCTATCTGCTATAGCAATCTATTTTATATTTGGTTATGACCCAGATGATGAAGAAAGATTTAAAAAATTAAAACAACGGGAACTTGACTATGGTTATGCGGGAGTAATGTCTAATCATTTATTATATCAAGTAATGGCTGTTAAATCTGAGAATGAGGCTTTCTTTCCAGTTCTTGGTATTGATGATATGTTATCTTTAGTACAAAATACATCAATAGCTTTTGGACATGTTAAAAATTTATATAAAATAGGTGCAGATTTAGGTAACATGATGATAGGTGATGATGCTGCTAGATATAAATCAGATGTTGGACCATATCCATGGCAAATGAAAAATGAAGATGGCACATTTGATTACAAATTATGGAATCATATTGGAGCTATATGGGGTGTTAAAGGTAAAAACTATGATCCAATAACAGCTATTAAGTCTAAAGAGACTGCAGAAAATTTAGGAATGTAATACAATAAATTAAATAATCATGGCAAAGGCTACGTCAGCAACAACAAAAACCTACAGTAGACCAAAGGTATCAAGACCGGGTATACATGGTAAGTCTAAAAGTTCTAAGTTAAAAAGCTCTAAGAACTATAAAAAGGCATACGGAAGACAGGGTAGATAAAAAAAAGGGGACTCACAATTAAGTGAATCCCCTATTTTATTTTATAAACTTTTTTAGTTTACTTAAATTTTTTTCATTTAAGCCTGATAAATCTGTTAAGTTTACTTTAAACAATCCAGATTCCTTTTTCTTATCTTTTGTTACTAATACATAGTTAGTATCATCACATAAGTAAGTAGCATACACTATTTCTCCTTGATAATCTACTTTCATTTTTGTTGCATTACAAAGTTAATAGCTGCTTGTAACTGTGCTACATCATCTATTTGACATGTCACATCCCCTTCTTCAGATTGAATAGTGATAGAAAGAGTACCTTCATCATTTGTTAATGATAAATTTGAATCTTCTGTGCTAATTGTTATTGTCATAATATATTATTTAATTACAAATATAAAAAAAAAGGAGACAACCTAAGTCATCTCCTTTAATTGATTATTTATTTATTTAACCTGTGGTCTAACCACAAGTATTTTTACAGAAAATAACCATCTGTAGTAGGTTGTTCATCATCATCAAGATTTAAATCAAAGTCATTACTAGGAGTTATTTCCATTTTGGAAACATCAAATAAAGCTTCTTCTTCAATTATTTCTTGATTAATCTCTGCTTCAATTATTAAAAATTCTTCAGGAGTTGGTGTTAAAGTTGTTTGATCTACTATAGGAGCTTCAAATGTATTACCAACTGGATCAGTATAATGAATTACTTCATCAATAGGAACATTTTTTACTTCATTTTCTGTAACTTCAATACCAGATATTCCATAGATTAACTTTTCTTGAAAAGATTGAATCAATACTTCTTCTATTGCAATATTACGATCAAGCACTTCTTCAAGTTCACCTTCAATGTCAGCTACTCTTTCTAAATACTCTTGATCAGATTCTACATGAATAACAATATCTTCAGGTGCTTTAACACCTGCAAATTGAGCCATAGCAAAAGTATCTGCTTCAAGTTCAAGTTTAAGTTCAACTTCTCTAGCATTCATAAAAGTAGTTTCAGCTAATTCTAGTTCAGCTGCTAACTCTTTTGTTACATTTGCATCATATCTAATATCTTCATCCATTTGATCTGCTTCCATATCAGCTAATTGATGCAATAGATTAGTTTGATTATCCGGTTGACCATAGTTTAATGCTAAGGGATCTTGAATAAACAAATCTTCAAGTGTTTGAAAATTCTCTAAATCAAATTCCATGCTTAAGAACCAGTGCAACTTTCTTTGATCTTCCATCCAATTTTTTGGGTGAGATTTCTTAAGTGCTAAAGTAACATGATTATAGAAACTCCACAATGAATTTACATCACCATTATAAAAGAATGATGGCTTATCCATTTGTTGTTTTACTAAACTCATTTGTTCAGTAGTAAGAATTTCATACTCAGCAAACAATACTCCTAGTAATTCAGCTTGTCTTTTAGTATCAATAATAACTTCTTTCATGATATTCTTGTCAGTTACAAGTCTATCATAATATACCTGAGCATTTGATATCTGATCAGCAATTGTTTTTTGAGCTTCTATATCTGCTGTCCCTGTATGCTTTCTTCCCCATGAACCCATGTCACCACAGATCATACCGTTTAAACATACAAATACATATCCTCCAATAGCACATTTAAAACGTACTTGTTTATTATAACTGTTTGACCAAGCAAACATCATCCCTATTTCTTCATCCCCATCATAATTTAAATAATAGGTTCCTTGTGCTATATTTCCATCTGCAGTGCATCTAAAAGATTCACTCTTAACATTAAACCCAAACTGTGTAAGTTGGGCTAATGTATAATCCATAACTGATTCATGTGATATTACTGTATATGAGTCTTCAAATACAGGTAACGGAACACTACATAGATATTCTCTTGTAGCTTCTTTAATTCTTACTGCCATTAAAATAATTTTAATTGGTTAATTCTTGGTTGTAGACTATTGATTTCTTTCTCAATCTTCTCTAAATAGTAATCATAATTAATTTCATACTCTGAAAATGGTAACTCAACATAATTAATAAATGTATTCTGTAACCACTTGCCTGCTTCTACTTGTATTTCCCGGTTATCTAAAGTGTTCTTTTTAATAATCTTAGAACCCTTTTTAGACATATAATATCTTATTGTGTGTTGTAATGGTGTTATAGTATGTACACCATCTGTAATTGTTTCTTCATTGAATCCCCAATCACCTTTAATTTTCTTACCACCACAAAAATCAAATATATTAGATTGACTCATAATATATTCTTGTGGGTCTTTATCATGTACAAAATAATTATACACGGCTTTAGGTACTACTAAGAAACTTTTGTTTTTATGTAATGCTAGATTATGAAACTCAAATCTACCTTTACACTTTGTTGCACTATATTCATATACATCCGTGGATATTTTTTTGAATACATAATGCGGATTCTCTGCTTTAATACTTAATACAGTATCATAATTAACTTGCTTTGGTGAACTAACTGCAATATAGTTATTTACATCACCTAGTATAATCTTACTATAGGCATCATGCTCTAGTTGAAGATTAGTAATCTTTTCCCATTGAGCACATATCTCCATATACTTATCTTGATACTTTCTTGGTATAATAGTTTCAAGACCATCAGTATTCTGCATTAATGGTATAGCTTCCGGAATTGCTTCCATAAGCATTTCATATAGCATAGCCAAAGATAACTGACCATTAATAGTAATTCTCATAGTAAATTCTGGATCATATAGAAAACAGTTTTTATCATTACTTAATCCATAAGTTGAATTAAGAATAATCTTATATACATAATTTCTAATATCCTTTTTACTAATCTTTCTTCTTTCATTAAAGAACCATTCATACTGGTCACAGAATTCTTTTTTAGGAAGATGAGCTGGGGCCCATTTATTTCTAATAGCTAAGTTAGGATAATATGAAACAACATCACTAGACATTATTACCATTTCATCATCTGACTCATATACGCATTTAGTTCTTGCACCATGAATACCGCCAAGACCAAAATCAGTCTTAACTCCTCTATATTGCACAGAATACTTAAAGGCATTTTTAGTTTCATCCGGATATACAATTGCTTCATTGAATTTCTCTAATAGTTTTTGAAATGGTGCAGTAGTAAATGATATATAATCAAGTATAATATCCTTTACTATAATTTGATCTCTAATAGTTCTTAGTTGTCTTAATTCATATTTTTTAATACCAGTTTTTTCACTCAAGAAATGCATGAATAATTCTTTAGAAATTCTTGGTTCAGAAGCACTGAATAAGTTAATTCCATACTCATCTGTCAAAGTCTTTCTTAAAGCTATCTGATCCTTGCTTAACTGCATTATTTTTTTAGTAGAAAGCACATCATTAAGACAATAAGATATAATCTCATCAACTTCTTCTTGTGTAGTGATTGCTTTACTATGATGAATAGGCATATCTTTGATATTGGCCCAATCCATACTATACTGTATCCACTTTAATGAACTTCTCTTAGCAGGATTATCCCAGTGATTTAGTTTAAATACATCTACCTGGCGGATCTGCATTGTTCTATCACTAAATTCTAGAAACTCTCCTGTATTTTGTACTTCAATAATATTTTGTGCTTTACCATATATCCATTCTGCAATATCACCTCCAAACATTTCACGGAGTTGATCTGCATTTCTAAGTATATATTCAGTAATTTGACCATCAAAGCCTAAACCATTAAATGACACATGCCATTCATCTAGTTGTATATTGTGTTCTAAAAAATCTAGAAAGTCTTCTAAATCATTTTGCATAGTTGAGATTACAAATACTCTTGTATCATCTGATTTTACATCCTGAAACACGCCTAGGAAACAATTGGATAATGTTTCATAGTCCATGACGTAGTGGGTTCTATTCATAATAAATTTATTCAGTTAAGCTGTCTCCCCGTTTAATTAAAATATAAAGGGGCTTTTACACCCCTGTATATTTATTTTGTAGTAAAAGGTGTAATGTCAAACTCTTCAGAGTTAATACACATTAATTTTATGATATACTTAATAGCATCCATATCTTCAATATAATATTCTTGAAAAGTTTCAATTGACTTCTTCTCTTCTTTAATCATTCTACCATTTGGCCTTTTAGTCTTTGTAGGCATTGGATCACCATTGTCATCAAGTTTAGGTAACATATGCATAGCAACTTTAGTTACTTTACTAATTACTACAAATACTTTTTGTTCTGGATCCCAAATGCATTCTACATATGGACAGTTTTCACTTATTGGTAAAGTTCTAAAAGTTTGTTGATCATTCCAAGTAGATTTTACTAGGATCATTGAATCTTTATTCATTCTTTGGTTTTTAATGTTAATACAAATTAATCTAAAATTTTTGTTATTTGCAAATCTTGCACCTTTTGATATAGTATTTCTTTTTCTAGATCTGGTTTGCTGCACAATTCTCCTACCTCTTTTAATAAACTTTCTTCACATTGCAATAGCTCAGAATATATAGCAAAATAATCACTTGGAAACAAGTAACTATTTATATATACATGGTTAGCTGGATTGTTCTGAAAATAATTTGAAATTTTACGCTTTACATTTGGAGTTAATTTACTATACTTACCTTGAATAAGGTTATGCCAATCATCACTTATATCTGAAAAATCAAATGCTACTAGCATTTCATCATCATTAATTTTCATTAAATCAGCTAATCTTGAATGCTTTAACAGTATATTTTTTTCAAAATTTATATACTGTGCATCTTCTCTTGACTTGTATATTGTAATCAACTTTACATCCTCGGGAGTATAATAGCCATCCCAACCTAAATAGGTTTGAATTGGAGTTACACTACTACCTTTTTTGATATCTAAGAGTGGATATAAAAATATCTTAGACTTTTGAAAATATTGCCCATAAAGCGCATTAATTGCCATAAACTTAAAGTATTACATTACCTTTTGCTAAATCATATGGTAGTGTAAAGTCTTTGTCTGTATAGTGATAATCTAATACCTCTAACATACTCAAGAAATCTTCTTGCCATATGGATAGTGTTTCTTTTGATACCTGAAATGGATATATCTGATTAAACTTATCTATTACAATAAATGTTATCACTATTTGCCATTCAGCAATATCTGGTACTTCCTTTAAATAATTAAACCAAGCTAGTTGTTGATACATGACGGCCTGTATCCAATATTTATAATATCCAACTGCATCTGGAAAATCCTGTAAGGCTTTACCCGTTGTTTTTAAGTCATTTATAAATAATATTTTTTGGTCATAGTCAATGACTACATTGTCAAGTATACCTTTAAATCCAAACTTGTATCTACCTGGTTCAACTTTTAAAGCTACTTCATTTAATATCTTGACATTAGGGTTGTTAACCGTGTCAAGTTGAAGTAAAGATCTAACTGATTTGTGTTCTCTTAACAATTCTACAGATACTTTACAGCCATCTAAAGTTTGTTGGTCAATCACAGTTTTATCAGCTTTCTTCTTAAGAAAGTCAAAGTATTCTTTGTTTTGTTCTGTAAGTACTTTTTCAAGTCTTTTTGAGTCTCCAGTTTTAGTTAGATCTTTTTTGTCATCTACTAAGCTTTGGTGTAAGTTGAGGGATAAGAGTTGTATAAGTATGTCATCTGAGAAGTCCTCCAAAGATAATGAATTATTATTTAATGGCATGTAACATTTATTGAAAATATTTGTTACAATTATTAAATTATTATCTGTAGGAACTTTACCTGGCATAACTATGAATTGTTTATCAAAGTTTTCAGGTTCTAATAACAAACAATGTAGTGCTCTACCTGTTACCAGGTGAGCATCTATACTGTCTTCTTTTTGTTTTAGTATATAATGATCATAAAACATTCTAGGTGAGAACAATAATTTATTTATGCTGCTGTAGCTAAAATAAAATGTTTCATCATAAAACTTGTTTAATTCTTCATTAAAGGGCAAAATAGTCTGTAGACTCATCTTTTATCTCTATTTCAATTATTTCCGGAACCATTTCCTCTTCAATCATCACTGTTTCTTCTATTTCAGGGGAGGCAACTTCAAATACATGCTCTTCAATCATAGTATAAGTATAGTCTTCTTGCATTATGTCTAATACATCAGAATTAACTGTTATAACTTTTACTTTAAAATATCCTGAATCACCTCCGTTTTGAATTACATCCCCGTGTAGCTTTAGTATTATGTCCAAGTTTTCTTTAGTAAACTTATTATGTTTCTTTAAGCTACTCATAATATCATCAACATTAGTACTATAGCCATATGACTTACCTAAGAAGCTTAATAAACTTTTAAAGTTTACATGACTTTTAGTTTTTGTATCATTTATCTTATATGAGTGATCACAAAATAACAACTCAAGATAAAGTAAACTTTTATCATAATGACAATTAGCCATAATCTCCATTGCCAGTGTCCAGTTATCTCTATCTGTACTAGCAAACATTTCATTTAGACTTTCAAACATTTGATTATCAATCTCAATAGCTGCATCACCATTTAAATGTAGTAATAAAGCTGACTCATCATAAAGTGTTTTATTAATTATGAATTCATAATTATTTATTTGATCAGCACTTAATATTACAAATCTTTCACTGTATCTATAATATTTTTCAAAATCATATGTATAATCAAATGGTAAAGAACTATTAGAAATAATATTATGCAATGTATTATGGTCCGTTAATATTTCAGGAAGTGTATAAAACTCTAATGCTGTTTCAATTCTTTCATATTTAAAAACATCCATATAATCTTTTGCAAGAAGCATGAATGCTTTAAATTCTTCAGTATTAATTTTATATTCATAAATACTATCTGTTATTTTATCAAATGAATTGCTAGATCCAAATATATGGGTTGCTTCATTTATATCTCTTACAGTTTTAATTTTATAATCAACTGCTAAGTTTTTCATTTTTACTCTAGGAATAGTAACTCCTTTTAAAAAATATAACTTATCATTTAAAGAAGGTGTATATACAGTTTCAAGATTTGATAATGTATTATTATATCCAAATGCCCCAGTACAAAATTCTATTTGTGATGCAAGATTTAAATCTAGAGCATTATCATAAAATTTATCATTGAGAGCCATGGTAATTTTTAAATATGTATTCATTTTAATTAGTTAAAAAGCCGGCTATTACACCGGCTTATATTTGTATTATATTTATTTATTGTTCCATTTATTGGGAAACTGTTTAATGTGTGATTACTTGACAGCCATTTTTACAACTGCGTTGTCTCTCATCATTGCTGCAAATTTTACTTTATTGCCATTAACAATTTCTTTAACCATGAAATATCTCAAGTCATTAGTAAATGCATCACAATCTGTAGTAAGTTTTACTAATCTATCAATCATTGGAGCTCCAATTGCATTCTTTTCTGCATGAGTCAAACAATAGTTTACAATTCTAGTTGCAATTACACTTGATATATCTGCTCTAAATTCATCTCCAGAACCAACAGCACTTGTTAAAGCACCTAAAACATAAGCTTCATTAACATTTGTTACTGCATCTTTTGGAGATATAATTTTATCAAGTTTATTATTGATAAACATAGTAAACATACTTGAGAATTCTGGTCCAACAGAACCTTCACCAATCATTTGAATTAATGGTAACTCATCTTCAAACTTTTGAATAGAACTAATAGAGTTAAAGAAAGTAGTAATACTTCTTGGATTAACTCTTTGAGTTACTAATTCAGGATTCATCAATAAGAAATTTATACATCTACCATCAATGTTTACTGCTTCTGCCCATCTTGCCCATACATTAACATCAAATTTAACCTCAACTGAAACAAATCTAGTTTTCTGTGCAACATCTAAAGAAGTTACATTATAATCACCATTGTCTGGATTAGAAGTTAAGATTACATGCCAGTTTTTTGGAAGACTCCAAGAAATATATTCTTGTCTGTCTATTAATTCCATTGTAGCTTGCATAAATCTATGATCAGCTCTTGTATAATCATCTAGGATAAGAAATCCACCTTCTGTTTGACCTTGAATCCATTCAGGAGCAGCATGTGACATACGGCTTTGATTAGTAGGTCTATATTTATTTTTGATATAAGTTTCCATTAAAGTTTCTTGTACCCAAGTTACTTTACCATCTTCTCTAATCATCTCAAATTCTTTAAACGGGAAACCAATTAAGTCACCCAACTCTTCTATCTGTGATAGATTTAATTTTACAACTGACATACTAAGTTCATTAGCAAGTTGCATTAAAGATGAAGTCTTACCAAGACCTGCATCACCTTCAATATTTACTGCAACTGGCACTTTACCTTGTGCTTGAATATACTGGTTATTATTAACCATGTGCTTTAAATAACCTTTTAATTCATCTACGTTTAATTGTACTTGACTCATCTTTCTTTTTTTATAGTTCTAATTTAATTACTTTTCCCTTACACTTAAATCCATGTGTAAGAGCTTTTCTAACTGTGCCTTCATTGGCATTAATATATACAGCTGCTTCTTTTATACTATTAACCTTAATCTCAATTCCTTGATCAATAATTATAAGATTTTTAACAGTCCGGGGATTTCTTTGTCTTTTAGAAATACATTGAATTGTATTTAGTTTTTCTTTTTTCCATTGATATCCACTAGCAGATTTAATATCTCCTTTTGCAGCATCTCCTATAGATGTAGCATTTCCATTAATAGCTAAAGCAGCTTTTCTTATTGTATCATATTCATTTACATAATTACCATCCAAAGTATACTGATATACTTTTATTGAAGCATGATTTTCTTTACCTAACCTTTTATTTGTGTTAGCCATACTTAACTTTTTTCTTGTTTCAACACTTTTTGCATGTGTTACAGGATTCCTTTCTACATTTACATCACAATTATAGTATTCAATATAATAAGCTTCTCTTTCTATGTAATTATCACAAATTTCAATAAGTTTAAAACTAATATCATTGGGATACTTATCATAAATTCTTTGTAAAAAACTATTATAATGTTTTCCTTTTCTTAATACAAGTACATGTTGCTTATACCTTTCATATAAACTAATACTGCTTCCAATATATTTGTGAGAATTACACTCAATAATATATACCCCAGATTTTCTAACTAAATCTTCTTTTAATGTTAATAATTTCATATACAAATATACATATAAAAAATGTGATCAAGTAATTAAATTAGAATTAAAGTTCAAGTTTTATAACTTTTCCCGGAAGTTCCGTGTTTAATTCTGATTGTTCAGAAATTACCCATAATACGGGTGCTTTTGGTTTAACATCTGCTGTACATTCACCATCAGTAAAATATACTAAACTTGTATATTTCCGCAGATTCTCATTATAATATTCCAAAACTGGATCAAATTCAGTACCGCCTCTGCCAGATATAGCAATGCCTCCAAATTTACCAGTATATTCTTTTATACTTTGTATTACAGTATCACATTGAATTATAGTAATACCAACTCCAGACTTATGAATATGATGTATCTCATTCATAAATTCTTTAAGTTCTTGATCACTTACAGATCCAGAAGTATCAATAGCCAATAACATATGTTGCCTCATCTTAATCTTAAGACCCGGATTATCTGTATATCTTCTATTTTCTTTTCTTCTAATCTTCTTAGTAAATACTTTTGTGCTAACACCAGTAAACCTACGGATATAACTTTTCCAGTCAAACTTAGGCTTTTCAATCTTATCCATTTCAAGTAGATAATCACTCAATTCTCCAGGTATATTACCTCTTTTCTTTTGAGTCATTTCTGCTGCATGTTTTAACAGAGTATCTACTTGTTTATTAATTAACTTTTGCTCAGCTTCAGATAAATTAGCAAACTCATCCCATGTAGGATGATCTGATGGGTATCCATCTTCAGAATCCATTTGATCACATAATTGATCAAAGTTTGCATCTCCAGATGTACCATTTTTATCTTTTTCTTCTTTAGCTTCACTAAGTTTATCATAATAATATCTAGTACCTGCTTTAAGATCAAGATTAAGATCTGGATAATCTTCAATCATAATACCACCTTCAGGTAGTAAGTGAGATAGAATATACTGATTAATCTCCATATCCATAGCTGTATTAGCTAATTTTCTATCAGAATACTTATGGTGTTCTGTAAGATGAAAGAAAGCAATATGTAATAGCTCATGTTTAAGTAATCCAAATTTATGGTCATCACTAAGTGTTTCCCAAAACTCTGGATTTATAGCCAACTGGTAATTAATACCATTTTTACTTACTCCGGCTGTAGGAACAACTCTTTTGTTCCATATTTTATTTAACATTATCAGTAAAAAACCATAAAATGGCTCAGCCAAAATAAGATTTTTACTTATCTTGGCTAAAGAATCTTCTTTACTCTGCATTATCTTTAAGTTTTGTAATTATTTCAAACTTGTCAGTAGGATATCCCCATGCATCCATAATAGACATCAAGTGTTTATTATGAAAATCTAAAAACAATAACATAACTTCTTTATTAGCTTTGTGAGTAATTAGTTTATGAAATACTACAGGCATACTTGGTGTACCAATATTTTTTAAATCTGAGCTCTCTAACATTTTAATTGACTCAAGATATTTTATCATCTTTGGACAATTTTGTTTCCATTCTTCTGGAGTTACATTTACAAATTTATACAATACATATATTGCATCTGAAGATCTTTTAATATCAGAATTTTCAATGGCCATAAAAGCCATATTTCTATTATCTTCTTCTTGTGAATTTAGCATCATTCTTAAGTTTATTACTTCTTCAGTTCCTATTATTACTTTACTCATTAGTCTTCAATTTTTAATCCTTCTTCATCTAAATAATATAAATCCATTAATGTACCATTTAAGTCCATCATAACCATATATGCAGGATTATCTGTATCAACAGCATCCATGTCATAATTACTTTCTAAAAGTTCTATAGCTTCATTAATTAAAGCTTCTACTTTTTCTCTAATTTGTTCTACTCTTTCCATTAGTCTTCTATTTTTAGTGTTTTAATCATCCATTCTGTGGGTGTATTTATATTATCCACCCATCTTATTCTGATTTTATCCACATTGATATTGTTCTCCATTTTGTGCAATAGCATCTAATACTCTAAATAAAGGAACCAATACAGTACCATTGGTATAGACTTCTTCTTTATCTTTAAAGCTATAATTAATTATAAAATCAATAATCTTAAGTTGATCATCTGTCATACCAACTAATCTGCTTTTTACAGATATATCATTTTTTATTTCTTCTTTTTCCATCTTATTCTGATTTATCATTTCTATTTAATATTATTTCAAAATAAATTATCATGAATAGCCTTTATCCATGTTTTAAATTCTGCAAGTGTCATCTTACCTTTACATCTATTACATTGTTTACAACAAGCAACACAGTTTTCCTTATTATATCCAATAGTATTATCTACTCTATCTATCCCATTATAATAAAACGGAACACCTGATCTAACTTTTTTAGTTCTAGCATCTAATATTTGATATAACTGAGAAGGTTGTCTATTACAATAAGTACAATTATTAGAACTGATATTAATTAATTCATCAAGTGTTAATTTAAAATCAAGTTCTCTTTCTTTTGCATGATAAACATATGATCTATACAAACCTTTATAACCAGTAAGTATGTTTTTTTTATTTTCAAAAGGAAAACATGGAGATTTACCACAAGTTCTTGTATTCCCATTTATAACAGCACTGTAAGGAAGCCATTTTTGATCTCCACATTCACATTGCACATGTAATAAAGTGGATGTCTTATTATCTTTTTTAACACTTTTTCTACCAAGATATATAAACTTTGTAGGATCTCCATGTTTACTATAAAGTTTTTGATTTAATTCAAATTCTTTTCTAGTAACTGCAGCTTTACCTTTCTCATATATCTTATTAAGATTATTTCTTTTAACAACTCTTTCAATGATACCTCTTTTTAAACTTTCTTGTTTTGCAAATGCCAACATACTAAGTGAACTGTTTAAATATTTGGTAATCAACTGTTTTTCTTGCTCTGAACCAGGAAGTATTTTCATAATTGTAATTGTTATATATTTATATTTTATACAAATATACAAATAAATATAACTAAAACAATTAATCTTCTATTTTCAAGGTCTTTATAGCCCAAGATTCAAGTTTTCCTGAAGCTATCATCGTAACCCATTCTTTAGCAGTAGGGATATAGTTATTACAATCCTCTTTTACATGTTGTTCTCCAATATATCTGACATATACATCTTTACCATCACAATTAGTAATAGTCATACCAAATCTTTTCTCACATTCAAATATTCCCTCACTGTGGTGACGGAACATTCTATGTTTACTGTGTCCAATCCATGCTTTAGTTTCATCAAACCATTTATGAATCTCTATATAATCTATTGCTGAACCACCAAACTTTCTAGCTGATGATATAGCATGTTGCCAAGGATGTGCCATTATTCTAAAGTTTTATTAATTAAATCTCCTTCATGTTCATAATCTTCAGTATGTGTTATATTAATACTATTAAATATTTTATATTCTCCTGAAGGTACTTTTATACATAAATAGCCCTGACCACCTTCATTATTCCACCAATCTTCAATACTATCAAGTATTTTTTCTTGAGCAAAATCTTCTAAATCACCATATATACTTGTACTTAATGTTTCTAATTGATTTTCACCCCAAACATTAATATCATGTATATCTTCCCAAGTCATATTTGGCGTTTGTGAATATACAATTCTTTCAATTGCACCACTATCTCCGCCACCTTCATAATATACATTAAGTGCAGTAATACCAAGATCAGTCAGCCCTACTAGTAGAGTCTGCATTTTTAATTCATCCATAATTATTTTGTTTTATAAAACCTACCTAAGATATTTCCATTAAGGAATTCTTCTTTCTCAAGCACTTCATATTTAAATTGGTGCTTTACTTCTTGATAAGTTAATTCAGTTGCTGAATAGCAAATTACTAAAATTTCTCTTTTAATTTTACATCCAGCTTTATGAGCTTCTTTTAATTGTTGATTACTACTATAGTAATTTTCAAAATTAGGTTTTAACTCTCTAGTGTATTTCTTTAATCTTTTGTCTGTAACTAAAGCAAGTGCTTTTTTACCTATAGGTTTTTTAACATTAGCAAAAAAATTCTTTTTACCAATGTATGCAACAGACTTGTTCTGTATTATTGCAGTCATACGGTAAATAAATCCAATACTACCGTTTGGTATACAGAATTCATCAAACTCTTTTCCTTTATATATCCAACTCATATTATTTTTTTTATTAGTTTTAATAATACATCTTTAGTAAAATCAACACCATATGCTTTTACAGTATCAGATAAATCTTTTTCAAATCCTAAATTAATAAAATCTAAATCATATCTTTCTTTATACCTAAGCATAGCTTTTATACCTGCTTCATCATTATCAAATAAAACTATTACTTTTTTATATTTTGTTTTTAATTTTATTATTATACTTTCTGCAATCATACTATTCTCACTGTCTGGTGCAATAGATTCTATATTATCAATACCAAGTCTAGTAAAACACATTAAGTCCTTTAAAGATGATGTAATGAGCAAATAATCCTTACCAACAAGTTGATCAACACCTTGTATGTAGTTTTCTACTTTAACAAATTTTTTATCCGGAGTTTTAGGAAGATAGATTTTATATAAACTACCATCATTTCTAAAATATCCATACAAATAATTACGTGATGTAGTTATTACACTTTCAGTACCATCTGGTTCTTCTTTAGTCATTGTAAAATAAGCTAGAGGAGATACATTATAATAAGCTAATAGATTTGAATTAATCTTAAAGCCTCTCCAAAATGATTCATCTAAATTATTCCAGTGTCTGATTTGAAAATCAGTAACTTTAAATCTATCATATACTTTTATTTCAGTTGCTGTATGAGATACATTATACTTTGTAAATTCAGCATAATCATTTTCAATTTTTAATACGCAATCACGGTACTCTATGTTAAACAAATACATCACTAAGTTGATGCTATTGCCTTGATAACCAGATGAAAAATCCTTAAATCTATATTCAGAATTATGAACATCATAGTACACACACATAGAAGGTGTTTTTTCTGATTTAAATACAGAACTTATTTTTATATCTTGACCATCAAGTTTTTCATTTAAGTTTAGATAATATTCAAATATCCATTCAATGGGTATGTCTTTAATGCCATATATATTTTTTGTAGAAATCATACTAATTTTATTAAATAGAAAAGGGAGACCATTTTCAAATCTCCCTTTAGCTAAATATTAATTAGTCTAAACTGAAATCTGAAGATGCTCTTGGTGGTACAGAAAAGTCATCTGCATCAAAAGCTGTTACTGGTTTTACTTCCATTTTCTTAAGGTGTTCTGCTTCTGAATATTTCATAACATTACCACCTTCTTCTGTATATGCATAACCACTTTTGCTTCCTTTTGCAATCCATAAATCATGATTAATATATCCTGATTTACCTTCATACTCTTTACCAGCAATGCAAATATCTAAAAATATATCTTTAAATGGTGCATCATTGTTAAAAGCTTCAATAAAATCTTCAATTGTATCATGTTTATCATTCTGTGCAAGGAACCAATCATAAGTACCTAATGTCATGTTAAAGTTTTTAAGAAATATCATCAAAGATTTATCTCTAAAAATTTCAACACCTGACTTAGTCTTACCATCAGCAAATGCATATTGACTAGCTTTTAATCTACCAATCTGACCTTCATAATGTCCTTTACTTTCATCATCTTTATCAATCATAAATCCTTCAAACCCTTCAATTGGTTTAGTTTCTACATTTAACATAAGATGTTTTGCACCCGGTATAAATTTAAAATCATCAAGATATACATTGTTAATTCTTACTGTATGATTGCCTGGTGCAATTGTTTTTGGTAATCCTCCACCACCTTCTGGTAAATCTGTTGTGCTTAAAGCCATTTTATTTATTTTTTATTTGTTATTAATTAATCTACAAAAACTTTTTCCCAGTAAGTTTTATACTCACCGTTTTCATCTATTTCTGCTATTACTATTTCTTCATTTCTAAGATGTTCTGGTCTTGCACCGCAAGAGATATCATCATTAGTCTTAAAGCTTAAGATATTCTTGTTACCTTTTCTGTACAAGTATCCAATTGCATCTGAGTTAGAAGTAGTAATCCTTTTTAATTTACCCGTTAAGTCTAAGTCCATGGATGTAAATGTTCCACCTGCTTTTTCTAACTGAGTATCTTTTACGTGACCAACAAAGATTACATAGGGAGCCCATGTTCTTATATAATCAATCACTTTAGTAAAAGCTTGTCTTGTCCAATAGTAACCGGCACCTTCAGGCAAACCTAAAATAGTACCATACTTTACTTTACCACCTGTTTCAGGAGTAAACCAGTTTTTACCCATTGGAGATTTAGAATACATAACTTCTGCATATGGAATAATCATTTCTTCCAATGCTGTTATAGTATCTACAGCTACATATTTGTAAGGATTTCCTGCTTCTTTGATAGCTTGGCCTATTTCTCTGATTTCCTCAAAGGTTTTAGCTTCTACTTTCATAGCATTTAAATACTTTGAACCTCCTTCTAAATCTAAGATTAAACAATTATCTAGTGTAGATAATAAACTTGTTTTACCTATTTTAGGTTTAGAAAAGATTATTAAGTTAGTAGGGCTCTTATGACTTGGAGCAACTCTACTTGTTGGTAATACAATTCCCATTATTTAAGATTTTATTAAATCATTTAACCATTTCTTTTGACTCACTGGCTTCTGCAACATAATAGCTGCAAGATCTCTAATAGTTAAACTAGATAGAGGAGCATCAGTATTTGGATCCATAAGCTCATCAAAATCAGGAAATAGTTCTTGCTGTTCAGGAAGAGAATCTTCTCTAGCAATTTCTATTTTAATCAATTCAGCTACAGGAATAAGATATCTTACATCTCCTTTAGCATTTGGTTCTGTAGTATCATACTCTGTATCATAGTGAGGATTATATCTCCACTTATATAGGGTACGGTTTACATCTTCCGGGTCAAGTTCAATACTGACAAATTCAGTATAAATATCTTCACCTTTTTTTACTTCACTTAGAAAAAATCCAATCACATGTTCTGCACCTCCATATGGCTTATATGCACATTTTGGTATAAACAATGGATTTTCAATTTCAAGTAGTTCAAACTTATGCATGTGTTCTTTGAACAAATCCATAGTCTTCTCTTTCCTATTTAAAGGATCTTTAGTTGATAAACTCATTTTTTATTATTTAGTTCCTATTCTTTTTTCTTGTTGAGGGGGTGTATTCATCTCAACAATCCGCATCTTTTCAAATTCAGCTCTGAAGAAACTTAATCTAGTATCACCATTTCTACATTTAAGAAAGTGTAATACCATAACTCTGTCATCTTCAATAATAAATCTATCAGGTCCATAGAATCTTATCTTCTGTTTTCCTGGTCTATTAATTCCTATTACAGTATCAGCATGTTGGAGAAGTGCATCAGCACCAAAAATATCAGATTCTAAAACATAATTGCCATACTTGCCGTCTTCAGCTCTGTCCGGATGGTCAATATTTCTATTTAACTGACTTAACACTATGAATGCAATAGGATATATCCTCTTTAATTCAGTAAGGGCTTCCCCTAAGTTGTTTAGTGTATCATGTTTCTCTTTCTCATAGGCTGCTTTTTTAAATAATAGTGAATGATCAATTGTTATTAATGTTTTTGTAAATACCTTTCCTGTATCTGTTATTTCAGAATGCATTTCCATATAGTTATGGATTATTCTTCTAAAATCATCTATGGTACATGGTTTTTCAACTACATCAATAGGGTGTTTAACTTTTTGTTTGGCATATTCATAACACTTTCTTAAATCATCATCAGATAATTTTCCGTCTGCACTACATAAATACTTATAAGATCTACCAATAACACTAGAGTATTCTCTAATAGCTGATGATCTTGCAAGCATCTCAAATTGAAACTGTAGTACTCTAAAGTTTTCTCCGGGATTAAGATTAAAAGATTCTCTTGTAATTTGTTCTGCAATCAATGTTTTTCCACTTGCCGGCCTTCCACCAATAACAGTCATAGTATTCCATTCAATACCATCAGTCATTGCATCATTAAATTTAGGCCAGGGTGTCCTAAGACTTTTTATCTCACCATTCATTCTACCTTTTAAGTAGTGAAGTGAATCTTGAAAGCCCTCCTTTTGACTCTTCCATTCTGTTGGGAGAGATTTAGGTTTGTTGCTCATTTATACGGAGTTATTAATTACTTGATTTTATTTCAATATTATTTTTGAGTACATTATACAAACTATGAAAGAATGTAATAATAGTTTCAATTATTAAATATTGAAATATAGTTACTGGCATTAGAAATACATTAATGATATAGTATGCTAATATACTACCAAGAATAGCAGCCAGTAATAATTTAAGTTTAATCATACTACTTTTTCTTTGAATTTAAAATCATTATAAGTTTCAGTTCCATTATTCAGTAAATCACAGTAATTAGCTAGTTCAGATTCAAAAGATTTTTCAGCTGCATTTTGCTTCCGGATAAAATATTGAGAAGTCCTCATATACTTAAAACCATTTGCTTCATATTCATCTACATACCGTCTTGTTGATTCTAATACAGTTTCCCAACTATAGTTATGGTTATCAAAAAACCATCTAAAGTTATTTTCTAAGTTCTTTTTATCTGACCTAGCATATTTACCACTTGGGAGTTTAAAGGTAGGAAATATTTTTAAATATTCCTCTATTTTTTCCATATAATTTTCTCCCATTTTAGATACAGATGTAGTCTTTTTGCTTGTTTTAAAGTAAGCATCAATCCCTTGTACAAATGTAATAGCTTTTGGAGTTAAATTGTTATTTACATCAAGCCACTCATCATTTTGCAACTTTTTGCTTTCTATTGCTGCATTAACATATTTGTTTGGTGCAACATTTTGACTGATACTATACAAATAATAAAAAGAATTTGGTGTTAGGTCAGCTTTTATAAGTTTATTAAATATTTCATTCATACTTACCATATTATTGTTTGGTTATAATTCTTTTGTATTATTTCTGTAGTTTTGACAAATACATCACCACAATCCCATTCTTGCTCATAATTAAATAATGCACTGGCTGGGTTACTAACTAAGAATTTATAGTTGTTATCATTTACTGCATCTACCCATTGTTGAGCAGTTTTACCCATATAGATATATACTAACCCCGGACAATGCCAAGTTAAAAAATCAAATAAATATGCAATAAAAGTTTGCCAAATAAATTGATGTTGTCCTGTTTTACCAATAGTAGTAGTTAATGCTGTATTAAGTAATAATATACCTTGGTTACTCCATCTTTTAAGATCCATGTCTCTGTTGACTAAGTTATTACCATTATATACAGTTCTATCAATACTATCTAATAAACATTTTTGTACTGTTATTAATTCTGTTGAGTTACTTAAACTAAACGGAATCCCATCAGCTTGGTGAATTCCGTGAAATGGATCTTGACTTACTATAACAACTTTAATTTCACTATAGGGACATTCTTCAAATGCTCTAAACCAATTTTTAAGTGTAGGTGTAAATCTTTTACCATCTTGAGTTTGTTTAATTAGTTTCTTGATAATATCATCAAATTCTTTACTAAATATAAATCCTCTAAGTTTAATTGCCCATCCTGATGCTTCTAATTTAGCATACATTTTTTCTTTTATTTCTTCTATATCAAGTGTTTGTTTCATTTTTTATATATATTTGTATCATGGCAATAAAAGTTAAAGAACTCAAAGATGACATCATATTAGATGTTAAAGTAAACAAAGCATACTATATGATGCTTAAGTCTACCTTATTTTATTTATTTCAACAACAGTCAGATGAGGCTTTAAGAGAAGAATCTCTTAAAAGAATCATGACTGGTAAGTATGAAGATATGAATGACTTAGAAAGATCATTCTATACTATAACTATCATGCTTGCTGAGATTGAAAAAGTAGCTAAAGAGAAAGATGCATATGATGAGAAAGAAGTATTAGAACCAGGTGATGAGGGCTATATAGCCCCTACTCTAGGTTAATATTATATATTTCTCCTATCTCAATACAGGCTTGTATAGCCATTGACAATTCATCTTTAGTACATTCTCCAAAAGATTTACATATCTCTTGGCCTACTCCTCCTTCTGTAAATACTAAACAAAGACCTGATCTCTGTTTAACTAAAAGTTTCATTTCTTCAAATGTATAACCTGCTTCTTGAGCTAGTATTCTAATACATGTATGTACTTTAGATATCTGTGCTAAAGAACCATTATCAGTTATAATATTCATAAACATCTCAACTTCTACACCTTCTGGTAATAACTTTACAAACTGCTCATATAAGATTTTATTCTTATCTGGCTGTATAAGCTTACCATTAACTTTTTTAAGTTTACTTGTATACATATTTAAAGTTTAAATTACTTTCCATTTTTTAAATAATGCTATTAAAACTTGGATATCTTCAATATCTGTGATATTATCTGAAAATTCATCAAAGTGTACTCTCCATTTATTGCCTGGTGAATCAGTATTTTCTGAACTATACAAACTAAAACCACTACCTAATGAAAATATGTAATAATGATAATCATTTTTATCACCACTTTCTTCTATTAGGATATCAATTCTAGTGAAACCTTCTTCAATTAATTCTTCTTCTGTCATATTTTAATTATTATATTCATTATGATCCAAATCATCTTGATCATCCATTATCTTTTTTACTAATATACCTACAAATACAAGGATTATTGCTACTATTATTAAACAAATTGTTATCATAATTTATTTTTGTTTAGGTAAAAAGTTAATATAACTCTGTGCTTTTCTTCTACAATCCCATATAGAGATTAATGCAGGATTCTTTTTACTCCTAACATACTTCCATCTTGTATACCATGCTTTCTTGTACATCACAGTGTACATCATATTATTTTCTGTAACTACTTTATACTTCATAATCTTTAATTTTATTACCAAGATGTGGTATTAGTAATACAATAATTAGTTCCAGGATGTGCATTCATCCAATCACCTTCTGAAAGGTAAAAAGTTTTATTATTACCTGAGCAATCATTTTTAATTACTACTGAATAGTCAGTAATATTATCACTTTGTATAACTCCACAATTACATGGTGTTACTTCTTTCTCACAAGACATTGCTAATAAAGCAACTGCCATAATCATTATTACTTTTTTCATAATCTTATTTCTTTTTAAATTGTTTTAAACACTCTATTACACACACAACTAATGCAATTAACCAAATAGTTGTAACTAATGTAAATATCTTCCAATCAAATACAGGTTGATTGCATATACTTAAAATTATAACTAACCCAAATGGTAAATAACAAAAACAAGACCATATAAAAAATCCCTTCAATATATAAAAAATACCTTTAATCATCTTATTTCTTTTTAAATTGTTCAAATAATTTTTTAGATAACTCCCAGTCTTTTAAGTTATCTTCATGTTCAGGATTGTTTTCAAACCAATAGCTATTAAAAATTTTAATTATAAATTCTACTTCTTCCTCACTATAACTTCTTTCTTGTTGCCATTTAGCACCTTCAATAAATGCATCTTCATTGTAAGGTTGTTTAACCCAATATCTTTCAGCAGCTTCTTCAAGTGTTTCTTGTTTAGTAAAGTATTTTCTATCTAATACTACTTTAAAAGTTTCACCATTAATACCTGGTAAGTCTTGTTTAGGTTCTTCTTTTTTCTTATTCTTTTTTACTAAGGCATCCCATTCTTCAGGTGTACCGTTAAATTGTATATCTCCCATAACTATTTATTTTTAAATTGTTTTAACAGCACGCACATAGT